TTACTCCGTTTCGAGCTTTTGAATAAGGTTCTTATATTTATCTTTAATTTCTATGATTTTAGCATGTGAGGCGTTTTCTTTTTTGAGCTCTCGAATATTGTAGAGCTTTTCTTTTATTACAGCCTGGCGCTCTTTGTTTGCTTCTGCAGTCAGTTTTTTACGAAATTGATTATAATCTTCTTGCGACCAAGAAAATCGTCGCTTATCTTCATCCCACTTTGTATATTTTTTTATTTTATACTGTGTTTCTAAATCACCCAAAATGCTATTAATATCTTTTTCTTCATATATATTTATACGAGCTGAACGTTTAGAATTTGGATACTCTTCCAGATGCTTCTTATTGTATACATCAAAAGAGTATTCTCTTAGCTTATAGGCTGCATCAATAGCTTTCTTCCGTCTGAGTTCCCCCGTCTTTAGAACGATCTCAGCTTTATTCTTTGTTTTCGCATTATAGGTTGCCTGCTGAATCTCAGTCTGCATCTGTACAATAAGCCGTTTTATTTCTTTTTTTCGTTGACGGTCAGAATGATCCATATAAACAAAATAACCGCCCATCAAGGCAATGATTATTAAGATCGGAAAAATAGTAATCAGTACAGTTTTAGTCTTCATTATTTTCTCCTCATAAATATATTAAATTCGTCCCAAAAAAACACCACTATATGCAGTGCAACCATGGAAGATACCACACTACCGATAGTGTAGTATCGAACTATACAATACCACTATATATCTAAAGATATATATACATACATCGCGTGTGCTCTCTCCTGCGTTATTGGGAGGGGGGACTCGTTTCCTCCCCCTCCCCATCCATAATGCAGAGATAAGAGACACAATAAACAGGTAGATTAAAAAACTACTTTTCCCAAAAGTGTTTTATACCTGCCTCTTTCATTTCATCATCAAGTTTCTGTTCATCACGGAGAGACATCTTGATAGGATAGAATTTTGCCTCAGAACGCTTTGAAATAACTATGTCCTGTCCATTGTTACGATTAATAGACATTAAGCGTACATTTTCTTTTTCGTCCACAAAGACCTTGAACAGAATATCTCCTTCCTCGGTTATTACAACAACCCTGTCACCAGTCAAAGGCATTTGGGTCGTTGAGATCAATACATACGTGCCGTCAGGATACCACGGGCTCATACTGTCACCACATATCTGTATTGCTTTATCTGTATCCTTGGCGGCAGGGAAAGAAACATATTCGTCCGAATCCCCCAAAGAATCTACCGTTGCCTGCATATGTCCTCCATTACTCTTTGCCGCAGCATAGCTTATTAACGGTACCTGTTTGAAAATGCTTAAATCAGCTGGTTGAGCATTTGACATGGTAGAAGATTTATCTGTTTTTATAGTATCATCCCAGTCAAGTTGACGAGGATCAATATCTGAGGTTAAGCAATGAAGAGCTTTAGCTAAGCGTTCTAAAGCATCAATTTTAGATATATTGCCAGTTTTTTCATATCGCGAAATAGTTTGTTGTGGGATTCCGCTTTTTTGGGCTAATTCATACTGAGACATACCCTTGATTTTTCGAAGTTGTTTCAGATTGTTAGCAATGATTACCATTTATACCTCGCTTTTGGTTTATTATAGTTAAATATAGTACGCAAAGTGTGTAAAAACAACTCATTTTTACTTAAAAAATATTTTTCGTGTATTTTTTTACGCAAACAAACTTGCTTTTACTCATTTTTGAGTTATAATCAAATTAAGTTTTTTAACCCACATAAGGAAATAGCTAATGAAAGAAAAAAGCCCAAAGGCGCACATTGCAGTTAAAGTTCCTGCTGAAATAAAGCAGAGACTCAAGGAAAAAGCAGAAAAGGATTTTACTTCAGAGAGTTCCCTTGTAAGGCAAGCGTTAGATGTTTTTTTGCCGCCATTAACCCAAAAATGAGTAAAATAAATAAAAGGTACAAAAATGAACAATGTAGAAAATTTTAAATTTGAAGGGTTCGCTGTAAGAACGGTCGAAAAAAACAGAGAAATCTATTTTGTAGCAAAAGATGTTTGCGATGTTTTAGGACTCTCTGATGTTTCAATGACAGTTAAAGGCTTAGATGATGATGAAAAAGGGACAAGTAATATTTGTACCCTTGGGGGAGAACAAAAAATGCTCATCATCAACGAATCCGGACTATATCATCTGATTTTCAAAAGCCGTAAAAAAATTGCTCAAAAATTCCGCAAGTGGGTTACTTCCGAGGTTCTTCCTGCAATCCGCAAAACTGGCAGCTATTCTGTAAATAGCGTAAACACTGCTCTTGAAGCCGGAGTTGACCGTCAGGTAAAAAAAGTAGCTTCACGTAATTTTGAACGGCTAAAAAAGAGTATTGGAATACATATCTATAATCATCAACTCACTCCTGAAGCCATTTACGAAATAATGACTTCTAATGAACCTGGTCCGCTTTATTTGGAATGCGTCCGCAAACAAGTCATCGATTCCATTGTAGATAAATATGATGTCTACGGGGAGCTTGGAGGAGTTTTGCTTCCAGAATAAAACAAAAGCCCCAGTGCTGAATCCACTGGGGCTACAACGGTGCAAAATGTTTTAAAACCGTTGCGCTTTCAATATAAATCCCCAAGAGGAAAAAAGCAAAATGTTAACACCAGAGGATGAAAAAGAATTTGAGAGATTGGAGGAAATCGCCCGAAAAGAACAATTAACCGCGGAGGATAAAAAAGTTTTTGAAACGCTGCTGAAAGAAGTGGAGAAATCTAAAAAGCAATCAGAGGACCCGACTACATGAAATTCAACGCACTCAAAATACATCTCTTCATTTTCTGCAGTGGTATCGCATTCGGTTTGCTTCTGTCGCTGTGGTGGCAAATCGCCCAAAAGATGAATTAAAACTGGGATTCGCCCAGAAAAAATAATTAACAAAGGAAAAAGGTACAATGGAAGAAAAAGTGAAAATCGTAGCCTTTGAGCTAGAGAACGTCAAACGCGTTAGCATGGTTCGCCTGGCTCCAAATGACAAAGGACTAACGGTCATTGGCGGCAAGAACGCCCAAGGCAAAACTTCAATCCTTGACGGCATTCTGTTCGCGCTTGGTGGAGAACGTCATCGCCCCAGCACCTTGCAGCATGATGGAACAATGGCAGATGCCCGTATGTCTCTCAAACTATCCAATGGACTGCTTGTTGAGCGAAAAGGGAAAAAAGCCACTCTGACGGTTACTGATCCGACAGGAAAACGCGCAGGACAGACTTTACTTAATTCATTTATTGAAGAACTGGCAATCAACTTGCCGAAATTCATGGCAAAATCTGAAACGGAAAAAGCTGAACAGCTTCTTTTGACGCTTGGCATCGGCCCGCAGCTTGAAGCCATCCAAAAGCGCGAACAGGAAGCTTACGACAAACGTCATCAATTCGGAATAGTGGCAGATCAAAAGAAAAAATATGCCGCTGAAATGCCTGAATATCATGATGTGCCGGACAAAGAAGCTTCAGCAGCGGACTTGATTAATAAGTCAAGTGAAATACTGCGTGAAAACCAGCGCGTACGAGAACGGCAATCCAAACTGTCTGAGATTGATAACCGCCTTGTACATCTCCGTAAGGAATTGGCAACACTGGAAGCCGATAAAGCCGCAATCGAGGCTGGCCCAGTCGGTGAAATTCAGGAAACGGCTCAAATCGAAGAGCAGATCAAGAATATCGACAATACTAATGCTAAAATCCGTGCCAACAAAAGCAAGGAAATTGCCCAGGAAGAAGCCGAGGAATATTCACGCCAGTACGACAAAATGTCTGAGGAAGTTGAAAAAATCCGGACAGAACGCCGAGCATTGCTTGATAACGCAAATCTGCCCTTGCCGGAATTGTCTATCGGTAAAAATTCTAATGGTCGTCCGATCCTGCTTTACAACAACAAGGCTTGGGACTGCATGTCCAGCATGGAACAAATCCGTGTTGCAACCGCGATTATCAAAGGGCTCAAACCGGAATGCGGATTCCTGTTGCTTGATAAGCTTGAAATGTTCGATGCAGAACAGCTCACAGAGCTTAACAACTGGCTGGAAGCTGAGAATCTGCAGGCTATTGGCACCCGAGTTACCAGCCGTACCGATGATTGCACCATCGTCATTGAGGACGGCTATGCGGTCGACGAAAGCGTCGAGCCTATTGACGTTTTGGAGCAGGTAATAGACGATACAAAAACTGAACCCGAACAACTCGACTGGTAAAAGGGAGCCCATAATGTCCAGAATACCACAATCAGTGCTGGCTGCTGGAACGGCAATGTTCTCGCCATATTGCCCTGATCTTACTCCGGGCAAACTTGAGAAGTTTCTTACCAGCAAAAAGAAAGTGGACGTTGACCAGCCAAGCTTGACTACTAAAGAATTCTGCAAGTTGGCTAAAATCTCTCGTCAAACGCTTTGGAACAAGGAAAAAGCAGGAGAAATAAGCCTCATACGTTTTGGTCGAATTGTCCGTGTTCCACGGTCGGAAGTAGAACGCATCTTATCAAACACAAATTAAGTCTGAAAGGAATAAAAATGCAAATTATCACAGGAAAACAAAAAAGTCCGCTTAGCGTGGTTATTTACGGTGTTGAGGGCATCGGCAAAACCACACTGGCAAGCCAGTTCCCCAATCCGCTTTTTGTAGATTTGGAGCATGGCACAAATCAGTTAGATGTATCCCGTATTCACTTGGAAACATTGGCAGAGATACACCAGCTTATCAATAACTTGGAGATTGATAATAAAGGCTATAGAACGCTGGTATTTGATACCGCTGACTGGCTGGAAACGTTGATACAGGATGATGTATGTAAACGAGCCAATAAGCAGAGTATTGAGGATTTCGGGTATGGCAAAGGGTTCACTATTGCCGGAGAAGCTTGGAAAAAGCTTATTGACCGCCTGAGCCGTCTAAGCCGAAATACCGGAATGCACATTGTATTTCTTGCCCACGCTCAAATGAAGCGCCAGGAACTGCCGGAAGAATCCGGAGGCTTTGACCGTTGGGAAATGAAAATGACCAAGCAGGGCTCTGCTCTCTTGAAAGAATGGCCTGACCTGCTGTTATTCTGCAACTACAAAACCATCGTAGTTGAAAATGACGGAAAAAAGAAAGCGAAAGGCGCAAGGCGCGTTATGTATTCAGCACACCATGCTTGCTGGGACGCGAAGAACCGTTTCAATCTGCCCGAAATGATGGACCTTGGCATTGACCATATAAAAGGCTTGTTTAATGTCCCATCATCAACACAGAATGCTACAGCTCAAACAGCGGCAACCTCTTCTGCTGCTTCTGCCTCTGCTCCTGAAAAAACACCACCACCCCAAAAGGAAGCCTCCTCGACACAAGCGGAAACTGTTCCTGAAAGTGACGAACTGAGACAGCTTAACACCCTTATGGAAATGGCTGGAATTTCGCCTGAGCAATTGCAAGTCGAAGTCGCGAAAAAAGGCATTTGCCCTCCGGACATGCCGTACACAAAATATCACACAGATTTGCTCAAACGGATCATTTCCGGCTGGGAAATCATAGCTAAAACTATTAACAAATAAGCGGAGTCTCTTATCATGAGTGAAGAATTAGGTTGGAATGATGAAATTAAAGAAGATAGCGGAGAATTTACAGTCATTCCTGCAGGTGAATATGATTATACGATTGTCAAGTTTGAGCGCAAACGCTTCGAGGGCAAAGGCAAAGTTGAAGAATGCAACATGGCGGTAATCACCGCAGAAATTAACCAGGCTGGCGAACCTGTTGGAAAGGTTACGGAAAACTTCTTCATGCTGAGAAAATTTGAATGGAAATTGTCTCAGTTGTTCCGCTCAATCGGGCAAAAAAAGCATGGCGAACCTTTGATAATGGACTGGTCACGCGTTGAGGGTGCAACCGGACGCTGTAAGATCACTGTGCGGAAGTTCAAAAAGACAGACGGAGGTGATGGAGAAAGCAATAATATTGAGTTCCTTGATCCACCGGAACTTGATGACAGCTTTAACCCCAATGACTTGGGAGGTGGATCGGCACCCCAACCTTCTTCTTGGTAAATTCTAACATAAAGGTACAAAATGCAGTTACGGAAATACCAGGAAGAAGCAAAAAACGCGGTTTTGGAAACTTGGGAGATCGGCACGGATAAAACCTTGCTGGTTCTCCCGACCGGAACCGGCAAAACGATTGTTTTTTCTAAAATTGTAGAAGACAGGGTTCGTAATGGTCACCGTGTTCTGATACTGGCACATCGTGAAGAATTGCTGAATCAGGCATCCGACAAGCTCTTTAAGGCTACAGGCTTGCGGACGGCTCTTGAAAAAGCAGAGAATTCATGTCGGGATAGTTGGCTTAACGTGATTGTTGGAAGTATACAAACGCTTCAAAACCCCAAAAGGCTTGAAACTTTTCCAGAGGATTATTTCGACACGATTATTGTTGATGAAGCTCATCACGCCATATCTGCTAGTTATCGCCGAGTACTGGATCACTTTGAAAGCGCAAAAGTTCTTGGCGTAACCGCTACTGCTGACCGTGGAGACAAACGCAGCCTGGGAGAATACTTTGAGTCGATAGCCTACGAATATACGCTGGTCAAGGCAATCAAAGAGGGATTTCTAGTGCCGATCAAGGCAAAAACAGTCCCTTTGGAAATTAACTTGAACAACGTTAAAATTTCCGCTGGTGATTTTCAAGCCTCGGAACTGGGCGCGACTCTCGAACCGTACTTGGAGCGCATTGCCGATGAAATGGTAATGCATTGTTCCGACAAAAAAACGGTAGTATTTCTCCCATTGATTTCCACCAGCCAGAAGTTCTGCGAAATTCTCAACAAAAAGGGATTGAGCGCAACAGAAGTAAACGGCACAAGTCAGGATCGCACTGAAATTATCACTGATTTTGAAACTGGTAAATATAAGGTGCTCTGTAACTCAATGCTTCTTACTGAGGGCTGGGACTGTCCGTCTGTGGATTGCATAGTTTGCCTCAGGCCGACAAAAGTTAGAGCGTTGTATGCTCAGATTGTCGGCCGCGGCACACGGCTTCACCCGGGCAAGGATCATCTGCTTTTGCTTGATTTCCTTTGGAACACTGACAGGCATGATTTATGCCGTCCGGCTTCACTTGTTTGCGATAATGCTGATATCTCAATGCGTGTAGCTGAAATATTGGCAGAAGAAACAAAAGGTAAAGCGGTTGATTTGCTTGAGGGCGTGGACGGGGCTGAATCGGAAGCAGCGGCAGAGCGCGAGGAATCATTACGCAAGGTGCTGGAAGAACAGCGTAAGAAAAAAGCTAAATTGGTTGATGTGCTTCAATTTGAAATGTCGATAGATGACAAAGGCAAGCAATATCAACCGGACCCGAATAACCTGAAAGAGCAAGCACCGGCAACGGCGGCACAACTTGCTTTTATTGAGAAATCCGGACTGAATCCTGACGCGGTAACTTGTCAGGGACATGCCTCTCAATTGATCGATACAATCCATAAACGTCGTAATGCTAACCTTGCCACTCCAAAGCAAATCCGCTGCCTTGAACGCTATAACTTCAAGAATGTCGGTATGTGGAGTTGGACAGAGGCTAATAAAATGATCGGGCGCATAGCCGGCAATGCATGGCATGTTCCTCAAATAATTGATCCTCAAAATTATAAACCAAATCAATAATTCATTCAAAAGGTACAAAAATGAATATCAAAATTAAGACAAAAGATTTGTTGAACGCTCTTAGGCAAATAGCTACAATTGTCTCCAAAAGATCATTTAATATAATTCCTGTATTGAAGACTGTTAAATTGCAAGCTTCTTCGGATAAACTGCACTTGACTACAGTTGATGAAGATGTTTCTATTCGAGCGGAAGTAAAAATTAACGCAACTGTTTCATCAGCATTCGGTACCGCATGTGTAAATGCAAGGCTTTTGCAAAAGTTAATTACCAAAATCCCTGACCAGGAAATATCATTAGAGTTGGCTGGTTCTCCCTGCCTCCTCTGTATTACCGCTGGAGAAAAATGCTTGGAGCTTTCCACGCTTGACGATTTTCCAACAGAAATAGAAGCGGCGCCAATTAACACATTTATAATTAAACGGGATAAGCTTATCAAAGTTTTAAATAATACTTTGGGTACTATAAGCCTTGATGACACCCGAAAAGGCTTGCACGGCATATGTGTTGAAAATAACAAGCAGGAAACAACCTTTACCAGTACAAACGGAAAATGCCTGGTCAATGAAACAGTTGAAACTGCTGGAGAGGGAAAAGGTGAGTTCATACTTCCATATGACGCTATAAAGCTAATATTGAAGATGTTCAAGAAAGGTGATAAAAATGTTGTTTTCGACCTTTTAGAAAACACTCGTATAAGAATAAGCAACAATGAAAGCTGTATCATGTGTAAAGCTATTGTTGCGAATTATCCAAACTATCGTCAAGTATTTCCTAAAAACAGCAAGCACAAAGTATCTGTGCCGTTGAAAGAGTTTAAGCAAAATATTGAGCTGATCATCAGTATGCTTGATTCAGGTTCATTCTTTCAACTTGAAGTTTATGATAACAAATTATCATTCTCAACAGAACGTAATGACTCTAGGGTATTAATCAAATTTAACTCATTCATTTCAGTTGAATATCAAGACGAACCGGTAAAAATGTGTTTTAGTCCACAGCTCTTTATTCAAGCAATAAAAAACTTGAAAGCTGAAAAAATTAACTTGCATTTTTCTGACAAATATTGTCCTAGCAAGGTAACTGATGATAATGGTTTTATCTTCATCATTATGCCAGCAAGGGACCGTTAATCATGGCTAGGTTCCGGGGTAATGATGAATATCAGAAAGAGTTCATCAAGGTATTTAATTCAATCAGCAGTAAACATGACCGTTGGAATGTATGGAATGACTTCCTGGATGTTTTCGCCGCATGTCTGCAAATGCCCTTTTATGGTAAGGAAGCTGCTTTAAGAGTTAAAACAATTGCAGAACGTTACAGCGAAGATTACAAGAAGATGGACAAACTGTCCAGTATCGTTACCGATGCGCTGGAATACCGCTTTCAGGACTTCCTTGGAGAAGTCTATATGGGGTTGGAATTCGGCAATAAATGGAAAGGTCAGTTTTTTACTCCATATGAAATATGCTTGATGATGGCAAGAATGACTTCTTGTGATGTAAAAGGGCTGGAAAATGAGCGTTATATAGAAATCAACGACCCGTGCATTGGTGGCGGTGCCATGTTGATCGCAACTTGTGACCGTCTGCAGGAGCAAGGGTTTGATTTTCAGAACAAAGTTCTTTTCACGGCTCAGGATATTGATTACAAGTGCTGTAATATGGCTTACATTCAGCTTTCATTGCTTGGAGCAGCCGGACAGGTAATATGGGGCGATTGCCTGCAAGTCGAATGCCGTAAAGCATGGTTCACGCCTGTCTACTTCTTGAATCACTGGCCTGAAAAACTGCGGTCTTACAAACTGCTTGACAGCATGAAAGCCTTGATGAATACCCCGGAACTACAACCCAAAACGCCCGTAATTGATATTCCAAAAATTGAATATCAGAGAACCGAAACCGGACAATTATTGATGAATTTTTAAATGGAGTAATGAAGATGTATTTCAAAGTCACAAAAAAAGAAATTGTTGATTGTTTTACTAATATTGAAAAGCGAATTGAAGAAAAAAGGATTCAATTATTAGCAATAGCAAAAAGTTACAATGCAGAATTATTCACCTATAATTCTGGACGGGTTGAATATTGCGAATTTGCAGGATTGCAGTTTAAAGACAAAGCCCCAAAAGGTTTTTGTAAGCCGGATCACAATGGTATGCAAAAACCTTATCAGCGCAACAGGGAGTTTTGGGATAAAATAAACAAACTCCCATCTGCAAAAATACAAGATGCTATGAATTTATTGAATTTTCCAGCACGTGGCATTTATAAATATGATGCCAGAATTGATGAGCGTAACTTCCTTATAAGTATTAATTGGCAAGTATCAAAAGATAAAACATGTATTGTTTTTCATTTTCCTGATAAATACCTAAGCAATTGTAAGCCTATGTGGACTCCACCGGAATATGCTATTGAAATATTGGCTTCTGAATTCAATAAAATCACCGAGGCAAAATGACTAAGAAACTTATAGCGGTGGACTTGTTTTGCGGTGCTGGCGGTGAAACCACGGGCATGATAGAAGCCTTTAAGGAAGCCGGCAAAGAATATGAAATGCTGGCTATCAATCACTGGGATATCGCCATCGAAACACATTCCAAGAACCATCCCGAAGTAAAACATAAATGCGAAAGCATTCAGACGGTTGATCCGTGGAAAGCGATACCAGGTGGACGTGTACATGTGCTTTGGGCTTCTCCTGAATGCACACACCATAGCCGTGCCCGTGGAGGCAAGCCTTGCAGTGACCAAAGCCGTGCAAGCGCATGGCTGGTTTTGAAATGGGTTCAGGAATTGTATGTCGACAGGCTGTACATTGAAAACGTGCCTGAATTTCTCGACTGGGGACCATTAGGAGCATCAGGCAAGCCACTGAAATCAAAGAAAGGGCAAACGTTCATAGCTTTCGTCACTGCGCTTGAGTCTTTAGGATACAGAGTTGACTGGCGAATCATGAACGCGGCTAATTACGGAGCTCCAACTACTCGCAGACGGGTAATCCTGCAAGCGGTCAGAGGTAAGAACAAAATTGCTTGGCCTGCAGAAACCCATACGCAGGAACCGGACATGTTTGCTTCTGAAAGATGGGTTCCAGCCAAGGATATAATTGACTGGAATGTCAAAAGCAAATCTATTTTTAACCGCAAAAAGCCTCTTGCGGAAAATACCCTTAAACGTATCGAAACCGGAATAAAGAAGTATTGGGGCGAATGGGCTGAGCCGTTTTTGGTAATTCTTCGTGGACAAAGTAAAACACGGGAAATAAACCAGCCCTTGCCTACAGTCAGTTGCGGAGGCATTCATGCCGGAATAGTTGAACCGTTTTTTACAAAGCATTACGGGACGGGAACAACTTGCGACATGAAAAATCCTTTGCCGACAGTAACCGCAGGTGGGGTTAATTTTGGGTTAGTCGAACCATTCCTGACTCGTTATAACGGTGGAGAAGATCGCAATCACTCAATCAATGAACCTGTGCCGGTACTGGATTGTTCCAACCGCTATGGAGTTGTTGAACCGTTCATCATGGCTACCGGACACACCAGCAGTAAAGATCGCTCCAAAAGCATCCACGAGCCGTTAAGTACAGTTGTGACCAAAGCAGAACATTGCTTGGTTGAACCGCTGATACTGCATCAGATGAGCGGTGTTGATTGTGTGTCGATACATAAGCCCTTGCCGACAATTACAACTCGTTGCGGTCACGCCCTCGTTGAGCCTTTCCTGTTGAAATATTACAGCTCAGGCGAAAACGCGGAAAGCATAGGCAAACCGCTGGGAACGGTTACGACTAAAGACCGTTTCGCGCTAGTTGAGGGATGTAAATACACGCTGGATATTCGGTTTAGAATGCTGAAATGGCATGAACTGGCTGCTGCTACCAGTTTCCCGAAAGATTACAAATTCAGCGGTAACAGCACTCAAAAAGTCAAGCAAATAGGAAATGCCGTTCCTCCGATTATGGCTAAAGCAATAATTGCCGCAGGATTGGCGGCGTAACAAAAAACAGGAGTCAAAAAATGATTGAAAAATGTCCAAATTGTGGAAAAGAAGCCCAGTTTCTTTATGGCAGTTTATGTCACGGTGTCATTCATTGTGGGTGTTATTACAACGAAGAGATTGGAAAGGAAAATCATATAAATACACCATGCAAAAACAAAGGCAAACTGCATTGCGAAACAGATGATAACTGTACGTGTTTGGATAAGCGTGAATGCTATCTGACCGTTAATAGAACATGGGTAGGTAATTGCCTGCTCTTCTATCGTAAGAACGGCAACGGCTACACGTGCAACATTAATGACGCTGAAGTATTCAGTCGTGCCGAAGCGGAAAAATATGCAAGAATGGCAGACGGTAAATATCAAATATGGGATGCTAATTACATCAAGAGCAAAGCGGTATTACATGTTGATAGTGAACTCATAGATTACAGCAAAGCTATTAACTATACTGAGGAACAATCATGAGCATAGAAAAAGAATTTATGGCAGAGGAATGTGGCGTTGATTATGATTCACTGGGTTGTGATACCCCTTTAACAAAAGAGGACTTTATAGTAAAAGTTTTATCAGTTCGTGCTCCTTGGGGATACTGGTTTTTCGGAAAGCAGTTGCCGAAAGGAGTGCCAGTAAAGGACATCGAAAATCGCACAAGACGAACTAACTATCGTGGGGAGGTGTTTATTCAAATCCCCAATACAATTGAGTTTGGAGCGTTTGACTGGATGTGTGAAAGGTTCGATATAAAACGTTGCGATATTCAAAATCACTTTATGCCTGGTCACATAATCGGACATGTTGAGATTGTCGACTGCGTACAGGATCACTCTAGCCCGTGGGCTATGGATGCACCTTGGCATTGGGTGATCGACAATCCCGTGCTTCTGAATAAGCCTATTCCCTGCAAAGGACAACTCGGAATTTATAACTTTGAACTTCCTATAATGCTGACAGCATCAGACTTTCAGGAAAGAAATGTTTACCGCAATCATATAACCTCAAAAGGAAAGTAAACCATGCCTAATCACATCAAAAACAGAATTCACATCATGGGAACCCAAGTGCAGATTAACGCAGTGTACGAGCAACTGAGTACTCATTTTCCAAGAGAAAAAAGAAAAGCTTTTGACGGAAAGCTTATTTTTAAGCATAAAACACAAAAGCACACTTACGGGTGGCTTGAAGAAGAAACTAACCTATTTACCAAAATGGGACAAGACCCAGTAAATGGTGCTCCAGAAGACTTTGAACAGGATTATACAGAAGAATGGATACGATTCCCAGATTTTGATAAGATCGTTCCGATGCCTGAATCTCTAAATGTAGAATCGGGCACAATCGGCGAGACTGGTTACGCAGTCCTTACCGGAAAAACTGAAAGTATATTCGGCAATATTCAATTATATCTTAATCGCTTTTGGGAAGCTCCTCTTGAAAGAAAAAAAGAAATGATTGAACGTGGATTTATTTATGCCGAAAACATGGAAAAATATGGACACGCTACCTGGTATTCATGGAGCCGTGAAAAATGGGGCACAAAATGGAATTCATACAGTTGTGAACGTATCAATGACGGCATGTTTGATTTTGAAACGGCATGGAATGGAGTTCCTAATCTGATATACAAAATATCCAAGATGTTCCCAGAGGTAAAATTCTATTACGAATGGAGCGATGAAGATACAGGCAGCAACTGCGGTTGTGGACAAGCTCAAAATGGAGTGGGTGGAATAGCACCAGTAGAAGATTGCAGTAAAGAAGCTTATGAAATTGCTTTCAGGCTCAGACCTGACAGAAAAGAAGATTACAAGCTGGTTGATGGCAAATACGTTTATGTCGATGAAGATGAGGATAACTGATGAAAGCAAGTGAAATTGTCGGTCAGAAACTTAAAGAGGGCATGATTCAGGGTGAAATGCACCTTTGCCTCCGTGATGTCGGGCGTTTAGCTGGCGGCTATGCGGCTGGCGGCGCCATCTCTCAATCTGAAATGCTGGACTTGGAAAACTTGGCTGTAGGGCTGTGCCTTGACGCGAAAGAGGGCAAAAAGAAATGGCAACAGGCCGTCGAATACGGACGTAAGCAGCCTGTGGTATGGGAAGATAGTTATATCCCCAACGTTGCAGGAAAACTTGACTGGAACGACACGATCAAGGTTGATGAACTGAAAGTCATCAAGGAAGAATGGCTCGAAGAAAAAGAACTTCCTCCTGCCCCGATGAATTGGAGCGGAGTCAATGACCTGACCAAATACCTGCAAACTGTTTTTCAGGTAGACGAACACGTCTGTATTGTTGCCGATGCGTACCAGGTCGACAATCCAGACGGCAGTTACAAGTGGATGCCCAAGCGTGGAGCGTCCAAACGTACAGCAGGAGAATTGATTGAGGAATTGCAAAAAGCCAAGGAACTTGGCGAAGTAATCGGGGACTGGCCGGAAGAATGCGGTGCTTGGATTCGCTTTAATCCAATGGACGGGAACGGTTCTTTTGATAAGAATGTAACCGAGTACCGCTATGCGCTTGTTGAATCCGATGTAATCAGCATTGAGCGTCAGTATACGATCATCAAAGAACTGGAACTGCCTGTTGCCGCGCTGGTTCATTCAGGCGGTAAATCTTTGCATGCTATTGTAAAAGTCGACGCTCCGGACTACAAGGAATATCAGAAACGAGTTGATTTCCTGTATGACGTTTGCAAGCGTAACGGACTGGTAATCGACCGTCAGAACCGCAATCCCTCACGGCTTTCGCGTCTGCCTGGTGCCACACGCAACGGCAAGCAGCAACGCCTTGTTGATATCAATATTGGTCAGGATTCATGGAAAGACTGGGAAGACTGGATTGCCGCCTTAAATGATGATTTGCCGGACGTGGAAAACTCTGAGGAGTTTGTTAAAAATCCTCCTGCGCTGGCTGATAACCTGATAGAGGGAATTTTGCGCCAAGGCCATAAAATGCTGTTATCGGGACCGTCAAAGGCTGGCAAAAGTTTCCTGCAGCTTGAATTAGCTGTAGCAATCGCTGAGGGCGTTAAGTGGCTGGGCTGGCTATGCACTCAGGGGCGTGTGCTCTATGTAAACTTGGAGTTGGACAGGGCAAGCTGTTATCATCGTTTGGCAGACGTTTACAAGGCTATGGGCTTGCCTATGAAAAATGCCAGTTTGATTGATATGTGGCACTTGCGCGGTCAGTCCATGGCAATGGATAAGCTTGCGCCCAAATTGATCAGACGAGCCATAAAAAAGAACTACATAGCAATCATAATCGACCCGATTTACAAGGTTATCACGGGTGATGAAAACTCAGCCGATCAGATGGCAAAGTTCTGTAACCAGTTTGACAAGGTATGTCATGAGCTGAAAGCGTCAGTAATCTACTGTCATCATCATTCAAAAGGTCAGCAGGGGCAGAAATCAGCACATGACCGTGCAAGCGGTTCCGGCGTTTTCGCTCGTGATCCTGACGCATTGCTCGACATGATACAGCTTGATATTACCGACGCTAAACGCAAACAGATCATAAACGTTCGGGAATGTGAAGCCATGATTGCCGCTTTTGGCAAGGCAAGGCCGGATTGGATGGATGATTGTGATCAGGATACAATCACAAACGGCAACCATCTTGCGGACTGGGCAGAAAAGCACGGCTTAGGAGACGTTATGCGTTCAGTGCGCCCTCATGCTCGTATTAATGCTGAAAAGCTCACAGCATGGCGCATAGGCGGTATTCTGCGTGAATTTGCGTCATTCAAGCCCATTAACTGCTTTTTCGATTATCCGACTCACCCAGTTGATGATAATGACGAATTAGCGGACTGCCTTGCAATCGGTGAACCAGCTCCTAAGCCATCGCGCAAAGAAGCTGTTGCCAATAAGAAAAAGCAAACCAGTGATGAAACGTTCAAGGCTTATAACGCGGTGAATATGGGTAGTAGTGAGCCTGTAACAGTTAAAGACATGGCTGAATATCTTGGGATCGGTGAGCAGTCAGTGCGCAAACGGATTACTTCATGTAACAAGCTTAACTATAAAAACGGGCTTGTATTTCCCAAAGGAGAAACAAAGTGAAAATTGAATTCTATCATGAATGCGTCATTCCCAAGACCACCGCACAGCAGCGCAGACAAAATAAGAAAGGCGGTTACAAAGGTGACAACCTGAAAAAAGCTACCGCATTCTGGCAAGCTGTAATGGAGTTGTATAAGCCTGAAAAGCCCTTTACTGGTGCTATAAAATTGACGGTTACGTTCAACTTTCCGCATCTCAAAGGTAAAAGCGGTGTTATTCCCAAGCTTACACGCCCCGATACAGATAATCTGATCAAGCTGGTAAAGGACGCAATGACTAAAACAGGATATTGGAACGATGATTCTCAGGTCTATTCAGAAACCATCGAGAAATATCATTCTGAAGTACCTGGTATTTTCGTCAGGGTTGAGAATAAAAACTTATAAAAAAGGAGATACTTATGCAACAGTACACAGGTGAAGAATTTTTAAATGGTTTCGGCTCAGGGGGAGAATTAAACCCGGGCAAAATAGCCCAGGAAATATATGGTGATAAGTTCGATTATGGTCACGCAACCGCTTACCTCTTGCGGCGTTTCGGATTCAGTTTTGAGGGCTATGATGATTACAAAACACTAGCGTCTTGGGTGCTGACAACTCCTTTGAACGGGGTTTATCTATGGGTAATGATCAAAGGCAATTCAAGTGCTAGTTGTTCATTCGGGGTTCGATTCTCAAAAGAAAAATATCAAGAATTACATAGACTAAGATGTATGCCGTTTCTCATTAAAAACGCCGATGCACAACGGTTGGCTCGTGAAAACGGTTATCCTTTTGCAGTTCCTAAGGGCAAATGGAATCGCCGTGACAAACATGCTCTACGATTATGGGAAAAAAAGCATGGACTTCTTGATAAAAAAAAGGAAGATTTTTCTAAAGAAGAACTCGATAAAATTTATAATAATCTTTTTGATGAGATGGAGTGTCTTCGGAAGCGTGCTTACGATGACCTTGATAAATGCGGATGGATAAATCCGGCATCTGAAAGGATGGATTTATTCAATACTGCAATTGACACCGCAATACGACAAGCCCTTAAGGAACTCTTGAAACCTGTTCACGTCCGGGACTGCTATATCAATATTCTGGGACCATGCAAATCTCCATGTTATGAATGTAAAATTCCCGAAGAACACTGCAACGGTACAGAAGCATGTGCAGACAAATTCGCAGAGCCCCACAAATATGCAGGGTACGGTGTTGCTGAATTCGTCAAAGCGTATGAAAAAGAAAACAAGTGAGGCGAGTTGTGAAAGTTAGAGTAAAAACATTTCAAGGTAACGGCGAAGTTTGCCATGAAGATATTGAAGTCGAATCAATGACAGAACATGAATTTTTCGGGTGTTATGGTGCAAAGTTTCACTGCCCTGACAATGAAGAATGGCATGATATTTTTGTTCCCGATGAAGATTATATAATCATGGAAGAGGCTAACAATGCCTGTGGAGAAATAAGCGAAAATATTTTTGAAATCAGAAACATCACGAGCGATGAAGTTTATCATTCGCTTGGATTCGCTAAATCGCTTGAAGAAGCAAAGAAAATGATACATGAAAACGATAAGAATCCAGCTACTATGGATGATGTGTATGATGGGCATTTTGTCATTGGAGTTTTTCAACGGCAGTTTGGCTGGTCGGGATATGATCATGAGAAATATTGCTGGAAGATCGTTTATGATGAAGTTGAACTCGATGACGGCGAAGATTATGAATTGCAGATAACATTCGAGGGAGAACCGGAAAAATGAGTAAAAACACAATAGTCAGGATCAACCTCTTTAACGACAAATGGTATACGCCGTACTGCGGCAACGTGACCAAATGCAGTATGCCACGTACAACCTTTGACGGCGAACAGTTCGTATGCCCCGAATGTGGTTGGAAAAGCTCTTTCCCCTCTGAATTTATTCAGAAATACAAAGCTAAATGGGGGCTATAATGGAAATCTATTCAAACTCAATTTTTGGCTCAAATTTTGGCTCAAAATGTAGAATAATTCGCGAAGCCGCCAACCGTGGAAAGTACGAAAAAGATATAAAACAACGTCGCAAAAAGAACAAACAGGCAGCTAAATCGAGGAGGCGCAACCGTGGGTAAATGTCCTAATTGCGGTGGTACTATCATTGGTGACGGCAGTACAGAGGTTTTTCATTGCGAGAATACTGAACTAGAAGATATATGCGATAAAGAACCCGATAGCGGTGTTATCTATTGCAAAATTATCGATTGCTCTACATGCAAATGGTATTTAGAACCGTGGGTGCCGCTTAACGATAATCCCAATGATGACAGTTTCTATTCAGCGTGTCTTGCATGCAATAGAAATACGTTTAGCCATTGGGAACCTAAAGACAATGTAAAAAAGGATGGTGAGAAATGCGAACAATGAGGTATTATCAGCATTTCGGCATGAGCCGGAAAGAGGCTAAAGCGCTGTTAAAAGCGGCAAGACGTTATTCTCAACAGTTAAGAAAAAAAGTTAAATAAGGAATAGAATAAAATGAGAGAATACAAAATAGGAGAAGAATTTGTTTGGAGTGGCATTAGCCTTAAGTGCATTGAAGATAAAGAAAATAAACGTTGCCGTAACTGCGAGTTTGCCAAAATTACAGGAATGGAATGCAACGATATAAATTCTCCTGAGTGTGCGTCATCTCTCCGAACAGATGGGAAAGATGTTGTTTTCGTTAAAAATGAATCCGATACGGAAAGAAAACACTCTAATTGCGATAATTTTAAGACGCATACCGTAAAAAAAGTAATGTTGTTTAATGAGGACGAATTACAGCTCGATGGAGATGAATACGATCAGGTATTCGAGTCAAGCGTGGTTGATGGTGTAAGGATGTTCCCATGTATTACAGACAATCAGGGGAATAAAATTTTCTTGGATTTATCCAATATAATTGCGTTTATAGATCAACTACAAGCCAACCGTATACCATGCATTACAGAAGTGGCACGAAAAGTAAGCGAAGAAGAGCCCATAGAGTGGATTAGCACTGAAAACTCATCAAGGCCGAATGATAAAGAACATGTAGCTTTGTGGCTTAAGAATAATGCATGGACTTTGGGAGTTTTTATACCTGGAAGCGACCACGCTTATATCACTTCCACGGGCTTCGTGTATCGCAAGCATATAACTCACTGGGCGAGAATAAAACCTCCTGTTGACAGGACGGACACATAATAGATTTACAACTTATAAGGTTTTACGATGAATGATATTGTTTTTGACAATCAAAATGCTCGCATACATGACGATCACAACAAGAACGCAATAAAAAGCAGTCTCGAAGAGCTGGGCACTGGACGTTCAGTGCTGGTTGACTCTGAAAACATGCTGATAGCCGGAAACGGGGTATATGAACAGGCACAGTCCTTAGGGCTGCCTGTTCGCGTTATCGAATCGGACGGGACTGAATTGATCGCCATCAAGCGAACCGATTTAAAGACCGCTGACGACAAGCGCAAAGCACTGGCACTGGCAGACAACAAAACCAGTGATCTTTCTGTTTTTTCTGATGAGAAAGTTGCCGAGCTGCTTGCCGGCATGGGCTCCCTTGTTGATGCAACCGGATTTTCTGACGAGGAAATTGAAACCTTTGAACGAACGGACGGCATTCTTGATGATTTGCTGGAAAACAACTTCCAGAACTCCATAAACGCTGATTCTGATTCCTTTGCGGTCACTCTTATCTTTCCCAAAAGCAAAAAAGAGGAAATTGATAAGTACATCAAGGAATACGGCAAGGAGGCAGTCGTTGAACAGATTATCAAGCTTTGTGAGGGGGATGCATAATGCCAAAGTGTGGAAGTCAGATTATTTTATGCGACCTGCCGATCAGGTTTGATAATTATTCCGGTTGCTCGCACGGGTGCAAATATTGTTTTGTGACCCGAAAGACTGATATATCAAATATTAAGCTCGATGAATCAGCCACCGCGCTAAAAAGGTTCATTGACGGAAAGCGCACAACTGAAACGCGTTGGTGCGACTGGGATATACCGTTGCATTGGGGCGGTATGTCTGACCCTTTTCAGCCTATAGAGAACAAATTTAAAAGCTCTTTGCAGTGCCTGAAAGTATTCGCGGAAACGAAATATCCTTTTATTGTATCGACCAAGGGCACAACCTGCCTCGTACAGCCTGAGTATCTGAACTCACTGAAACAATGCAATGCCGTTGTGCAAGTATCTCTGATATCTCCGAAGTTCGATGTTATTGAACCAGGTGCCCCGACCTTTGAACAACGGCTTAAGGATATTGCGGTAATTTCTCAACACTGCAAAAGGCTTATTATCAGGATACAGCCGTATGTACGTGAGGTAAAGAATGATATTATCAGTAATTTGCCACGGTACAAAGAAGCCGGAGTATATGGCATTATTGTGGAGGGGATCAAGTATTTCCAGAAGCGCAAGGGCATGATAAAAAGCGGCGCCGATTACGTCTATCCTGTTGAAAAGCTGAAAGCGGACTTCGTACAGATCAGGCAGACGGCCCATGACCTTGGCATGAAATTCTTTTCAGGCGAAAACAGGTTACGGAATATGGGCGATTCCCTTTGTTGCTGTGGTGTTGAGGGCGTTCCCGGGTTCACAACCAACAAGGCTAATCTGAATCATTTTCTTTATGATCATGAAAACTTCAAGTACACAAAGGCCATGAAAGAAAATTCATCTGCATGTTTCAGGACTCTGATGCAAAACACCATTGGGGGACGTGTCATAAACAGCAAGAGCTTCGCCGAGATAATGGATATTTTTACTCGTGACAAAAACGCTATTGACAATCTTAGTGAAAAGACCTGATTGGCTGTGTTGACACTTTGCCGAAAAATAAAAGGGTGCAGTAAAAAAATGACAGAACGAAACTACGAAAAAACCGCAGGTGAATGTTTCGGACACTTCGACCAATCCTGCAAAAATGTTTGTGAGTACTGGGACTCGTGCGAATATGTGACCAGCAGTCCCAACCCTGATAACGCCAACAGAGTTCGTAATGCAGTAGATTACGACAAGAACTCTTTTCGTGTTGCAGGTAAAAGCAACGAGTGTGATAAAATCGGTAAAAGTGATAATTACGAGAATTTGTCAGAAGTTCTGAATTACATACTTTCTCTTGATGATAATACGCTCTCGCTCCTTAGTGCCTTGGTTCGCAATCCGAATATTACACAGGCTGAAATGGCAAGGGAGCGAGGCGTATCTCGACAGCGCATTAATACAGCCCTTTTATTTGCGGTAAGAAATCATCCGGAACTGAAAAGTATCTTCTGCCTGACATTGTCGAAAATTACCGCTGCAAGAAACAGATACAAGAAACAGTTTGTAGAGGGTGATGCGGTTCAGGAGAAACTATTTTGAGCAAAGGCAAATATAACGAAAACTTTCCAATACTTGCGGAAGGGTTTGCGAGAGAGGGACTTAACGACGAACAGATCGCCCAAAAACTCGGCATATCGACCGCAACTTACTACAATTACCAGAAGAAGCACCTAGAGTTTTTGGAGGCTATCGCGCGCGGGAAAGCTCCGGTTGATACCAAGGTTGAGAACGCCCTGCTTAAGCGTTGTTTGGGCTTTGAAGTCCGCGAACGGCATCTGGAAACCGATGGCGATGGTGAAATTGTTAAACAAACCGTCAAGACTAAAACCTTTGAACCGGACGTGAACGCGATCAAGTTCTGGCTGGTTAACCGCCGTCCTGAAAAGTGGAGCGACAAGCACAAGCTTGAAGCTGAGGTTGAGAATGCCACCGAAGTAGCTATGGCTGAAAAGCTCATTGAGAATATGAGCTTCGAGGAGCGCGAAAAGTTCCTGGATAAGTTACTGAAAGGTGATTTTTAATATTTACTCAGAATTATTGTTTGCAATTTGCTTAGCCTCTTCAAATTTGGGCAGGAGCTTCTGATTGCAAAATTCATTTTGAATTTTTGCTATAACCATGTTCTTTGCTTCAATTATTTTAAAAGATACATCATTATAAGCGTGTTGAGTATCAGAAAGCAATTTGTTTAATGCTTCAATTTTATCAGCATGAGGAATACAAGTTTTTATAAGTGCCCAAACTGACTCCACCCATGTTTTTATTGAAGATTCTGATTTCCCTTTTGACTTTTTTAGTCCAATTATTAAAGTTTCAATATCAATGCGTGTTTGCTTAGAAAAATTAAACTGAGACTCATTTTTAATTATTTCCAAGCATTCAACTAAACGATCAAGAGCCTCATTCAACCCATTTTTATTGGCTTCTTCGGTAAATATTTTATCATAGTCTAATTTGTCTATATCTCCATCATCGTTATAAAAATCTTCCCAAGAGAAATACTCAATAGCTGACCTAAGCTTAATTATTTCTTGTGTTGTATTTGGGTCTGTTTGTCCTCGAGCACATAACCCTATCAAATTTTTTATCCAATCTGGAGATTCTTGACCAATAAATTCATTCATTACATTCAAATCATGAGCTATGCTTTTGACACATTGAATATTTGAACTTCTTGATATTGCATTGCGAATAAACTCATCTAAATACTCTAATACATTTTCAGTTAACGCCTTACAACCCTGTATTTGTTGATTATTCATTTTCTTATCTTTTAATTATTTTTGCTTTAATTTTATGTATTCTCTGTGTTGAAAAATCAAAAGTAGCTTTATAAATAATTAAAGGTTAAATGTTCCATTTTATTGATTACCAGTAGCCATTATCCATAAATACTCACCTTTTCTTTTTCATACACTATCACTCCACAAGTCTTTTTCAATGTTGACAAAGGAAGCCTTATGTAAAAAGGGATATCCAGCATATGAAAATCAAAGTACTCCTAGCAAAAGTTTTGAAAGGTGAAGAGCTTTCTGACGCGGAAAAGAAGTTTCTGCAGGAATACAACGAGCCGAAGCATGATGACAGCAAGGAAAAAGAACTTGCTCAACAGCTTGCAGAAGCTCAGCAGAAAATTGACGATGCCGAAAACGACAAACTTTCGGAAGTGGAAAAGCTTCAAAAAGAAAACGAAAAGCTCAAAAAAGAGAATGATGATGTCAAGGCTGCCAAGACCGCACAGGATTTTGATCTTGCAGTAAGCAAGCTGGCCTCTAAGCATAAGTTTACTGATCCAGAGTACCTCAAATACCTTGTCGGCAAAGACAAAGTTGATCTCGAAAAAGACGGCGAATCTTTTATGGACAACCTGAAAAAGGATAAGCCGAAATATTTCACTGCGGAAGTAAATAAAGGTGGTGGCGGTTCAGGAAATGAAAAAACTCCTGAGGACAAAACCAAGACCCAGGAAGCGGAGCTTAACGAATTGTTGGGTAAAGATAACCTGACAAAACGTGAGGCCTCAAGAGTAATAGAATTACAAACCGAAATCGACAACAACCAAAATAAGGAGTAAGGAGTATGTCTTTTGAATTCGGACAATTCACAGAGTTCTCAGACCCTGTAGCCAAGAAAGACCCCGTAGTGCTGGCAGTAGCCAAAGCTATCGAACTTGGTCCGTTTAAAGGTGCCTTTTATCAGGGTATGGGCGCACCTGACACCCCGTTGACCAATAAACAGTTTGATATCTACAGCCGAAGCAAAACCAGCCGTGATGGACTCATTGGCGATGGAGCTGCTGGCGGTTGGGATAATGTCGCTGTTTCCGGACTGAAAATGCCTGCCGATATACTTAAAGGCCTGAATATCGGTCATGTTCTGCAGGTGGAAGATGAAGTGGTCATTATCAAAGCTGTAGACCGTGCGGCAAATACCATTGATGTATATGCTCGTGGCGCAGGTGATTCTACTGCCGCAGCCCATGCTGATCAGACCGCGTTTTCTGTCATTGGTTACGCTGGTGCGGATACCGACCTCAAGAACGTTAAGAGCATGTCTGAGCTTACCAGCGTTTACAGCAACTATGTGCAGACCATCTTTGAAGTCATGGACTGGACAAAGCATGCCATTTACGTGGGAAAAGGCCTGAGTGTTGCAGATGCAACTTATATCATCGTTCAGGAAGCAATGATCAGGGTTGCAGAAACTCTCGCTCGTATGTCTATCCATGGACGCAAACAGAAAGCAGTCGATGATTCCGACCGCTATATGTCTGCCGGATTGTATTCCCAGTTGACTGATACTAACAATGGCAACCGTGCCCCGTTGCTCTACAACAATACCGGCGCTCTTGCCGAAGAAAAAGTTGTTGCTGCTATCAAGATGGTTTTTGACGCAGGCGGCGTTGTAGATACCATTTGGGCATCTCCGACCAACAAGGGTATTATCAATACTTTCAACATGGCTAACAGTCAGCTGGCTGTTCAGACTACCAAAGCCGACCATACCGCTGGTGTGTATATCGACTCTATCGACTTTGAGGGACACATCATCAAGGTTCGTGTTGATTCTGATATGGGCAATAACCGACTGCCGATCGTTAAGCAGTCCGACTGCCAAAAGGGTTGGCTCACTGATGACGGCCTGCAGAAAAAGGATGAGCCCAGCGCATCCAGCCGTGAAGTGAGAAAATCCATTCAGGGTTCTGTCGGGTTCATCGTTGAAAACGTGGGAGTTAACCACATCCTTATGGATGGCATTACCGGTTAATTCCGATAATCGTGGCGGCTGAAATATGCCGCCTTTTTATTCACGGAGTGAGTTATGACTAAACAAGAAATCTATGACAAGCTGACTGATATGGGTAAGAAGCCGGAAAAAGGCATCAATTCCTACAAGCTTGAAGAACTTGAAAAGATGTATGATGAAGCCACCGGAGTAGCAAAGGGTGGAGACACTTCTGAAACAGAGGTAGTAGACCTTAATGATCCTGAAGCTGTTTATGATTTCCTTTGCAGGAACAGCAAACAGGAACTCAAGCCCATCGAAGAATACAGCCATGAAGAATTGATTGAAATGTGCGAAGCTATCATTCAAGCCCATGGCGATCCCAACGGTGAACCAGGCTTACAGGGTGACCCGGGCAAACCGGAAACGGAAGCTGATTTTGCCAAAAGACAGCAAGCCGAAGCAGAGGCAAAAGCTAAAGCGGACGCGGAAAAAGCAGCCAGAGAAGCCGCAGAACAAGCCAGCAAAGATCAGGCTAAAAAGCAGAAACAAATTCCTGTTCTGCACTTCAAGAATGCCGGCTGGTGTGAAAAGCTCAAAAAGAGTTATTTCCGTGGCAGGTATCAGCCTAAAAGCATTGAAGAATACGAGGCTCTCAAGGAGTTTACGGAGTAAATAATCATGACTGAATTACTGGAATTTGCGAACAATTATTTTGCCATACACCTTGATGGCGCTTACTGGACTTCACAAGATGAAGCTACCCGTGAAGCAGCTCTGGAGATGGCGCGTAATGACCTGATATTGAATAATGCAGAAGAAAGCGACACGCTGAAAAAAGCATATTGCGAACAGGCTGTATTTCTTATCAGGAATTACAACAAGCAAACTGAAGGTAAGGTGGTCACTGGTCAAAGCTTGCCCGGAGGCTTAAGCCAGTCTTTCACGCTGATTAACGGCGATAATCCGGGCATAGCTCCCCGTGCCGCAAGGCTTCTCAAACAAGCGAAATCAGAACTTCCGCGAACTATTCGTTTAGCTCGCGGGTGATTCCGCTTCTTCTTCCTCTTTAAACTCAAAGTTAAATCTCAACTGGCTTATATACTCCTTAGTCCATATAAGCCATGCTTCATTGCCGGCAGTGCGTTCCACAAGACGTGAATCAGGATAAAACTCTTTGATATAAGCTACAAAGTTATCATAGGCTGGCTGTATAGTACGCAAACTCATTGATCCGGATGAATCCACAAACAAACCGACCGTGTATTTTGTTGCTGTATACTGCGATTTCAAAGCATTGAATGCCTGTACAAAGCTGTTCATAGAATCGCATGGATCGCGGTCACAGGAATAGTACAGCACATTTGACGGCCTGCCAGAAGAACCAAAAATATCACCGCCACTTCCACCACCTGGTTGGATAACTGCCGTGAAAAAGTCGATTGCATCCTCAAACATTGCTTTGTGTTCGTCATAAGTATTGCCCTCCGTGTATCCCGGTTCGGCTTCATCAATCCAAGTAATAGAAATGATGTCCTCTTTTTTTCGGAGGTAATTGACGATCCTGAATGCCTGTTTCAGCCATTTCGCGCTTAAAAAATAAGGGTTGGGCTCTATGCGTTTTTCTTCTCCCAGCGCAGCAAGTAAATCTGCTTCATTCCAAAGCCTTGCATCGTCACTTGTCCAGTTCCGGTACCATGGGATAAGTTCCGTAATAGCTTTGTGCATATTCCGCTCAATAACCTTATGATCGCTATTCGGGTTAAAATCTGTAAGCAGTGGACGCAAAGCGGACGGCATATCCTCAGCAATCATTTCAGGGAAAACATATTCAATGCGTTCGCGGATCGCTTCATACATCTCGTAGCCTTTAACTGACGGCAAGGCCAGTATCGGTAAATCATTCCAGTCGCTCCAGGCAGTAGGTTTTTGCATTATTTAATTTCCTTGATTTTTTTTATAAATAAATGAAACATCATACGTAATCATGTATAATGTAAATAACTCATAAGGAGCGTAAAATGAATTACGAATTTATTGGAAAAGCTACAATTAATGGCACCCAAACAAGCATCAGAAAATACGACAACGGATGTTACAGCGTAGTAATGGATGAAGAATCTAAATATTCCGGAAGAACCTTAAAAGAACTAACAGATAAGTTGGATAAAGCAAAAATAATATATACCATAATCAAAAAGCCTTAACTATACCTGTTATTGTAGATAATTCCGTTATTCCAAATCTGTATGGGCTGACCCATTTTCTTGTTTTCGGTATCCCATTTAACGATACCCAGCAAGGCTGTGAACTTTTCAGCGGAAAAATCCGGCATGCTGGGTTCGGCTTTTATTTCAATAGTCCACTTTTCCTCTGCATAAGTAGCGTAAAGCATTATGTAAGATTCAGTGGATATTTTCAGGCTGGTTTTGGGTACTAAAGTTTTATCAATACCAGATACATAAATACCGCAATTATCGCCAAGGGTATCGGAGCCATCTACAATATTTATGGTATCGGTATTCTCGCCATCAGGTTCAAGCCTGAAAAAACCGGTATAGTTATTGCCTCCGCTGCCAGTACCGCCGAGGTAAATCATGCCCCATGTTTCGCCATTGTCTTTTTGAGAACCTAACAAACGTGCCGGACCTGATGAGCAGGAAACAAGTATGCCGTCTTTTACTGTGATGTACTTATGGGTTGCACTCTCAATTTTCACTCTGGCCGGAGTAATACCAACCAGCATGGCACGTCCGGTTTTAGTTTTAGGAATGGCATTCAGGCACACCGCGAAAATATCAATCTTATCATCGAGCACCCCTTTAAAGATGCCATTGGTTTTTATGCCGCCATCCTTTTCGATATCAAGCAAAATGCCATCAATATTGATCGGTTCAAAAATCTTGCGGTCTTTATCAGAATTATTCCGTACAGTAACAATACCAAGATTTTTCAGGCGTAAATTATTCAAGGTCAAATCATGTTGTTTGCTCCTGACGTTTGAATCAATGGTATCATTGATAAATCCTGCCGAAAGTCTTAACGGATCACCCTTTTTTACCTTATCCATATTATCTGCCTATCCCCAATTTTCCAAAGTCGTCATATGTACTTACTTCATCGATCACAGCATATTCGGCTACCGGCTCACCGTCCGCTTCGTCAGTAGTGTATTTTATCCATGCGTAATCCCATCCGCGTTTAGTCATTTTCCATTTGCCGAATTTAACTTTTTCCATGTTGGCTGAAATCGAATATTTGAAAGTAACTCGAACAGGTTCTTCCTGCCCCTCTCTGTAAGTATAGGTCGCACCGTCAAAACGTACTTCACCAGCAGCATAACCGCGAAAAGCTTTGTTATTGATAGCTCCCACCAGTTGATCAAGGGCTTTCTCGTATTTAGTAGACAAGCGTCTCAACGGCATATAAAATATTTCTGTACGAGTACGATAACCGGTAAGAACTTTACAGCCATTGATATTACCGTCAGCATCTACGCCGATAGCAGTTTTGCTCTCAATTGAATCAGGAGCGCCGGAACTTGTAGCAACACGTCTTAGCGAATGCATTCGAGTATCGGAATTAGCCCCGATATCAATAGTTACTTCCGGATTACTGTCCGCATCATCAGAACTTGACCATGATTCAGAAGAAGTTGCCGAGAACCCGTATTTTACAACAATCTGATATGCTCCCTCTGCAGACAATTCGTCAAAGTCATATCCGGTTACAACCAAACGTCCATGAAATTTAGGTACATCTTCTGACGCGGCAAGAGCATCAATTGCATCCTGAACACTTTCAACACCTGTCACCAAATATGGTATTTCAACATTTGTTTCCTTGTTGTACGCGTCATTGCTCTGTCCATGATTATGGTATAATTTATCAATAGTCGACATCTGGAAAACTCCTTTTTAAAGAGCCTGCTATGTCAACCGCAAAAATACGTTATCACCTAGGTGGTATCGTATACGTTATTTTTACCGTTTTTACACTACTTTTTGACGTTTTTCAGGGTTTGTTGACGATACCTTACCACTTAACAAAGTAACGTGGTATCGTACACGATACCTTACCTACTAGTATGTATCGTATTGAGTACTTTTAACTATATATCATAGATATATACATATGTGTATCGCGTACGCTCTCGTATACGTTGTTATTAGATGGGGGACTAAGACCGCCCCCATCATAACATACGTAGACATAGGAAGCGTAATAAAGAGAATGGTATTGACACGTCGCTCCACTTATAAAAACAAATTGGAGTGATGCCAATGAACCCGAATGATATACTATTTGAACGCACTCATCCCCTGGTGAGTAAATATGAAAATACTTGGATCAGAATTAACCAGGCTTACTCTGGTGGTGCAAGTTATTTAAAAACTGCCCTGATAAGACACATGGCAGAATTAGAGATGGCTTATCTGGAACGCCTGAAACGAGCCTACTATATCAATTTGCCTAAAAAGATCGCGCGGCTTATCAGTCATTTTCTCTTAAGTTCAAAGCCTAAGCGCGATGGCGTGGACGATGATGTACAGGAAGATTTTGACCGCCACGGCTTGCGTGTTGATGAAGTCATGCTACAGGCCTCAACTACTCTCAATTGTTACGGCTTAAGCTGGCTGCTTGTCGACATGCCGGCAGTAGTCGATGATGTAGATATGGAAACGAAAAAGAAGCACAAGCTTCGTCCTTACTGTCAGGTTTTATCACCGTTTGCGGTTCGGGACTGGGCATATGATTCAGACGGTGAAATTGCGTGGGCTATAATTTCAGAAACACGGCTTGATGAAAAAACCCCTTTCTCAGAGCGTGAGCGCATTGAATGCCGTCGTGTATGGACCCGAAGCGACTGGCGGCTTTTTGAAAAAAATTCCAATGGAGAAATAAAAGAAACAGCTAATGCAGTTCATGGACTCGGACGGGTTCCACTGGTAAAGATAGAAGAAGCGGACGGCTTTGGTATGGGTTCCGGCGCACATTGGTTTGAAGACGTTGTCAGGATATCGGACGCTATCCTCAATAACGGTTCCGAAGCGCAGATGAATATCATTCAGCAACTATTCGGCCTGCTGGTGTTGCCGGAAAGCTTTGCCCGATCCAGCGGCACTGTTGAAATCACTGAAGAAACTACAGAGGAATCCAGCAGGGAAACAACAGCAACCTCAACTTTAACTCTCGCGCAAGAATTAGCCAAAAGTGCCGCGATTTGGGAAACTGAACAGGAGAGAGGCATTTGCCGTTACATATCTCCTGGTGGTGTTGAAACTAAAACAATCCGTGAAGAAAATACGTATCTCAAAGAACAGCTTTTTGATGTGGTCGGGCTTGCACTGCAATCCAGCAGCAAATCTGCTCAAACCGCAGAATCTAAAGCTTGGGATTCGGTCAATATTCAGCAGGGTTTAGCAAATCGCGCTATACAGTTGGAGCAGGCCGAAGCCAAGGCATGGGAATTATTAAACCTCTGGGATTCCTCCATAAAGATTCCTACGCTTGCCTACAACCATGATTTTTCAGTTAAAGATATCGAAAAATCAGTTGCGGCCTTGATGAATCTTTCGAGCTTTGATGCCGGTGATGAATATGCCCGGGAAGTCAAACGTGCCGCCTTAGCCAAATTAGCGGAACTCAATCAGGTTTCCCCAGAAACTTACCAAAAGGTTCTAAAGGAAATCAATGAAGTATCCAACGAACCTAAACTTCCACGTCAAAGGACTCCTCAAGATGTTTGAAGAACTATGCAGAGATACTGGCAAAGTTAGAATCCCGACAGGGAACTTTGTCGATAACAAGCCGGAATATGCCGAGCATCCCTGTACTTACTTTATCATGAGTGACAATTACCGCGATGCTAATGGCGTATTGCAGTATGAAGACTTTTATATGTGCAAAGGACTTGGCGATTATGAGATAACCGCTGATTGCACTTTTATCGATAAAAACGAAGCTGAGTTTGATTTGCGGTCAGCTCAGCGCATCGACAACCTTTTTGATAATGTCCATGAATTTTATAAACTGGCGGTGTGTTGATGGCTATTGAGGGGATGGACAAATTCAGAAAAAATATTGATAAAGCTATCCGTGATCGCCGTGTTAATCTTCGAAAAACACTGAACGCAATCGGCAACAATCATGTTCTTGAGGGCAGTAAGCGAGCTCCAATTGATAAAGGATTTTTGCGAGTAGGCATAGTAAAACAGGTTTATGATTCTTCGGTTGTGATCCGTGTCCCCGTAAACAGCACTGCAAGCGATTATGTACTCAGCATGCATGAGGATTATTACAACCTGGGGATTAATTCTCTTGATGCTCAAAACCGCTCAGACGTTCAAGTCGGCAGAAAGTTTCTTACTCGTGGGCGTGAAGCCGCTTCTGCCCGGGATAAAAAGTTCATAAAGCTTTATCTATCTGTTTGATATTGACAAAGTTCTTCTATTACAAAAACAAAGGGTTTATAAATGCAGACGATAAGAAAAATTTTGCAAATAAATGGCTCGACTGCTAAAATCACCGATGAATACGGCGGTAAAGACAGCCTGCCTGATATCGTTATAGGTTCTATTCTCAATCTGGAATTTGATGTCAGGTCAACCGAAGTGGATTCTGACAGCGGAATTCTAGAAGTATATCCAATTTCATCTTTTGATGATGTTGCCAGTTTTTATTATGCACTTGACGGGGATTTTGATCAAGCTACCCCTCCGAAAATGCTGCAGCTTGAAAATATTTCCGTCAGAACTGACGAGAATGGAAGAACTATACTTTCAGCACTGATGCCGAATACTGATTATCCGGTTATGCGTGATACTCTAAATACTCAGGAGACAATCAGTCTAAAAGGTGAAATCGGTGGTTTTACTGATGATGAACCTCCTGCAAGGTCTTTCGCATGGCAGTTTGGCGTAACAATACGCAACTGTGTTTATATTGCTGGTGATCCTCCAACACCGGAAGAACAACCGGAATATTATACCGCGCTTGAAACCGAAGCGGCAATTGCACGTAAACTTATTTTTGAGTTTTCCGAAGACGGAGAAAACTGGCACTCTGATTTAAACGCAAATGTTGATGTATATCAACGCGTAAGGCATGGCATTACAGGAGTTGCCAGTGACCCGCAATTAATTCCATACGGGCTTGACGGTAAAAATATTGAACCTGATGAAATAGGTTTACTTGCTGACATGCCGGAAGCTCCTGCAGAGGGATACCGCTATCTTGCCAGTGATACCAGTGATATGTATTGGTTCAAGAGTGGTGTATGGTCTGAGCCTGTTCACATTACTACTATACAAGGCCCAGCTGGGGCAGATGGAGCGCAGGGACCACAAGGCATACAAGGCCTCCAAGGTATTCAGGGCGAAAAGGGCGATACTGGTGATAGAGGTTTGCCCGGCGATACTGGAGCAAAGGGAGATAAAGGGGATCAGGGCGATAAAGGAGACACTGGCGAAAAAGGCGATGGCGTAAAAATCGATATGGCCGGAACGCTTGCCAATAAAAGCCTGTATGATGATGCTGAGCGTGGCTTTACCTATCTTGATACCGACAACAATCATATCTATCTGAAAATCAGTGATGCTTTCGGGGATTGGAGTGAACCTGCTCCTGGTGGCATTCAGGGCATACAAGGCGAGAAAGGTGATAAGGGGGACAAGGGCGATCAGGGTGATCGTGGCGAAAATGCCGAAGTTGTACCGGACATTGAATTTACCGCAGACAATGTTTTTGGCGGCTCACTGGTAATTGATGGAACCAAGACCATAGCTCAGATTGAAGTTTATGACGCAATGGGCAACGGGCAAACCGTCAAAGCTGGTGACCCTGATAGTCCGGTAATGATTACAACCGAATGGGCTAATCTTCGCACCGTTATCTACTTTGGTCAAAGTGACGTATCAAATGGTGGACGCATACGTTTTGCTCAAGGAATTTCCGGGCAAAGCCTATATCAGATGTGGCTTTCTCAGGGCAATACAGGCACCGAGTCAGATTATCTCAACTGGCTAAAAGTTCATGGTGCACGGCATGATTTTATTAATGATGATTTAGTTGGAAAAATTCTTCATGTAAATGCCGTTATGAACATTGTCGCGGTTGCTGATGAGAACGGTACACAGTGGCAGTTGTCGCAAAATGCCGTCAGCTACACCAGCAATTCAACGGTTGTAGATATATCCGGCATTATGGCGATGAAAAATATTACCGCCATTGCAGGAACATGGCAATTAGTTCTTGCCGGAGGCGATAAAGGAGATAAGGGTGATAAGGGAGACAAAGGTGATCCCGGTGAATATGTTGACGTATCCGGCAAAGCTGACAAAGTAGGCTCTGATGATTTTGAAATCACTGATGCAAGCAAAGGCTTGATATTGACAAGTACTTCCGGCACCAGATTTCGCATAACAATTAACGATGATGGATCACTTACAACGGAGAATTTAACCGCATGAAAAAGCTAATACCAACAATTGCAATTATTATTGTCTTATCATTAACTATCGCAGGAACCAAGCGCACAACATTAATGCTTGACAATACAACGGGAGTTACAACACAGACCGCAGATTTTACTTCCGGTAATTTGAAGATAGGCGGCACGGCTACGCAAGCGTTCACCGCTTCGGATGCTGCAAATGTAAGCAATAACACTGCCCATAGTGTCAGCACGGCTAATCCTCACGGCGTTACGGCCAGTCAGGTTTCAGCATTGGCTATAAGCAACAATCTGTCAGACGTGAATAATGTCAGTACCGCCCGTACTAACTTGGGACTCGGTACGGCTGCCATTCTCAACACTGGTACCGCGGCAAATAACGTTGTTCAGTTAGATAGCTCAGCTAAACTTCCGGCAGTTGACGGATCGCAATTAACTAATTTGCCTAGCGCAAGTGGTGGAAAATTAATTATTGAAGATAGTGGTTATGGACTAGATAATGTTTCAAGTGGTAGAGGCACTGCTGGCATTAAGTCGGTTAGTTTAGAATATTCAACAACCGGAACAACCTTTGGCGCTACTGGTAATTATTCATTTGCTGGTGGCTTTAATTCGACTGCGAGTGGAGAATATTCAATATCATTTGGAAGAAGCACAACGGCTAGTGGAGATAGTTCATTTTCTTCTGGTTATATGACTTTAGCGAGTGGAAGTTATTCATTTGCTTGCTGTAGTACAACAATAGCTACTGGTAATTATTCATTTGCTGGTGGCTTTGACACTGAATCTAATGGATTATATTCATTTTCGTATGGAAGAGAGACTTTAGCTGATGGTTTTGCTTCTTTTTCAAACGGATACAACGCTAAGGCTTCAAATTATTGTGAATTTTCACATTCATCAGGTATTTTTGCTAATAACGGTGATTGCCAGAGTGGAAAACTTCAAGCAAGAAAACAAACGTCAACTACTTCTCTAACAGAATTATTTTTAGATGGTAATTCTTGCAGATTTACCTTATTAGACGGTGATGCCTATTCCTGTAGAATTACCGTGCTGGGAAAACAGGCTGACGGCTCATGCGGCACTGCCGTTTATCAAGTACTCATTAAGAACGAGGGTGGCACTACCAGTCTTACAGGAAATATGCAGACAATTGTTGCATGGTTCGGTGACACCAATATAGGTACTCCAACCTGGTCGATTTCAGCAGACGACACGAATGATGCACTATCGATCAAAATAATCCCGGCCAACACCACATCTACCAGATGGACTGCCGTTATTGAACACGTCAAAATAAACTATTAAGGAACAATTATGCAAATCTTAAAAGTTAAAACAGCAGAGGACTTCAATAACTCGCAGGTGCCGGAGGGGTACTTGCTTATCTGGCCTGAAGTTGTGGATGGCGAAGTATATCTTCACTGTAAAAATTCCAATGGAGATACCGCACAAATTTCCGGCAAAGAAGTTGATTTAAGCAATTATTACAATAAAGATGAAATAGCTAGCTTGCTGAAATACATTGACGACAAAATAAGCTCAACCGCAACTCTACATGTAGGAATATCCGGCAAACACGGAGCATATTTGGTTGGCGGCTCTGCTGTTGTCGATAACGGTAACGGAACGGTAACGTTCGAAGTTTACCACTGTTTTCTTGATGATGGTGATTCAATCAGGATAGCGCATACTGTCAATTATGATGGCACTTACAACATAGTATCTCACATGGATGGTGATTACCATCCAGATACTAACCCGACTGGCAACAAGGGAACCGTAACAATCACCGCTTCTTATGTCGCGGAAACCTTACCTAGTGGTGATACCGAAGCCGTAATGCAGTATGTACAGCCTCAGTCGGAAATTGATAAGATAATATCATTTTTGGCCAATCACAGAAATCTCGATCTGAACTGGTACGCTTTGCAGATCACCTTTGACACAGGCGGGTACTATGATTTAGGTTCCGAAATGCTGGAAATAACCAAGGTTCGCAACGGTGCGGTCAAGCTTGATTTTGCATACGAACCACCTGAAAACGATTACGCCGGCGCAACGACTTACGCCAGAAATAACAAAGTTTTAACTATTAATTCAACGAACGGCCTTGGTGCATTGTATTTGCACGAGCTACAACTCTATGAGTTGCGAATCTGCTATGGAGTTGAGTTTAAAGCTTCAAGTGTTCAGGCGGTGTTGATTACTAAGTGCGATATCGACGGAAGTTACATTGACGGGTGTAAGTTTTCAGCAACAGTTCCTGGCTCTGTGTCTGAAAACGCTTGTTTCTATGAAGCCGAAAGTGTTGCGTCGCTCACCTTGTCCGCTTGTGTATTCTCTGGCGGTTCTGCTTGGGTTCGCGGCAATTTTCTAAAGCTGGCGGGGCCTCGGTTCGTCTCTCCTTATCCATTTTACGGTATCGTTTCAACTTTCAGATGTCAAACTTCAGTTGCACCCACCGGGGCACAAACGGCGGCTTACCGAAGTAAAAACGGCGGTTCCGTCTATCTCAACGGCGTAAATAAAATTTAAGGAGCGAAAACTATGCGAATAATTTTTGAAACAGCTACAGGAAATATAGTGGACTTTGTCGATGGCAAAGTTTCAGGATTAGCAGACGGGTTGCAGGTCATAAACCTGCCCGACTACTCCGGCAATAAGGACGAACTCAACATTGAGAACGTTCCAGGAGGCACAGAGGCACGGGCAGAACTCAACGCCATTCTAACACGGCTGTCTGACCAGGTCGACGAGATCAACGCCAAATACACCGGCTTGAATATCACAATCAACGACACCGTAGCTGAAGCCGGAAAGAAAATGATAATTGCCGGGGTTACATGGACAGATTGCGACACTTACGGCAACAGACTAAAAAACCTTAAACAAATACTTGAGGAGGTATAACAATGACCAAACGCGAACAAGAAATCAAGAAAATCTTTGATCGGTGTAAAAAGCTAGGTCTGAAAGCTCCGGCAGAATTTTGGAATACTCCGATTGAAGAACTTGCAGAAATTTACAATGGAGCTGGCCCGGACTGGTTTCCTAAATGGGCGCGCTGGATTGTAACAATTTTCCTGCGAATATTCAAAGGGCCAGTGCTGATCCATGACTGGCGTTTTGATCGTTCGGACAAGCTGCTTTCCACGTTTAACGAGACGAACGAAGAATTTAGTCATAATATGGGACTTGAAATTAAAGCGCGTTTTTCCGGCTGGTTCTGGACTCCTGTCCGTCGCTTCTGGGAACGCCGCGCCTGGTTAGCGTACCAGGCGTGTGTATTGGGCGGCTGGTCTGCATGGATCGATTAACAATTAACTGAGGAGATTTAAAAAAATGAATGTAACAATTGACATGATGCTTTTATTTGTGACAATCATCGGGCTTTTTGTAACCATCCTGATTGCGTTAATCAGTGGAGTATGGGCGATTCTTTGGAAGATTGCCAACATCGACAAAAACAAGGTAGATCATACTGTCTGTAAAATTCGCAGAGATGATTGCGACTGTTGGGAAAAATTCCGGCAACTGGAAAAACAATTAGGGCTGAAAAAAGTGACGGCTTTTATTCTTCTTGGTTTAATGTTTCTTCTATTGACTGGCTGCGTAAATACTTCCCTTGTGGATTCCTATGAGGCGTATTTGAACACTGCAGGGAAAGAACATCAGGAATACGTAAAGGCTGGTAAGTATCCTGACGGCACCCCCATGAGCCAAGGTGACAAAACTGCTCGCATTCTCAATTATCAGGCAAGTCGAAAGGTAATTACAAAAGCCCGTGAACACGCTGAATCATGGAATCCATTTGGAGGTGATTGATATGGAAAAGACCGCTGGACAATATTGGGATGAATACGTTGGAGCACTCAAAAAAGACGTTTCTGAAATGATAGAAGAAGTCAAAAAAGAAGACCGTCCATTCTTGCAACAGTGCCTCAAAGGAGTTGAAACCGAAGTAAAAGCCATGCTTGCTACTAATGACGAAGATGAGAAAAAGCGTCATTTGGCAAACCTTGACAATTACCGTGCTATTGCAGTAGACCATCAGGCCATCTTGTCGCTGAAAGTCTCAAACCTGCTCCTGAATGCTGTAACTACTGGTTTATCCATTGCTTTTAAAGCCGCGCTTGGAGTAATTGGAATATGAACCTGATTCGTGCTTTCCTCAACAGCCATGCCAGCAAAGGCTACACAGAACTTTCCGCAAAGGAAAAAGACATGTACGCAATTTACCTTGCGGCACGTGAACGTGTTGAGGATCGCATAAAAGAATATGTCCTGCAGCAACGTTCTTCATTTACTGGGCCACGCCTGGTTATGCTTATGGAGGAACTGCAGGGCATGTTCGCCGATTTTGAACAGGAGTACCGGAAAACCGCAAAAGCGGCAATTACTTATGTTGCTCAGAGCTTTTATCATTCAGCACTCGTTGACCTTGCCGAAAATCCAAGTGAAGTAGTCGGCAACCTGAATAAAAACACAATGAAACTCATGCTGGAAGATGACTTCACACACATTGCCGGGGCAACAAAGCAGATGTCCACAGCTGCAATCAATAACCTGCGGCGTATTTCAGCACGAGTTATGCGTGAATCTTCCTTGACTGGTGAAACTCAAGTAGCTGTGTCAAAACGCCTGTTCTATGAGAATGGTGGCGAGAAATTCATTTTCATAGCAAAAGACGGCAGGAAGTGGAACTCTGACGCGTATTTTGAAATGTTAAGCCGTACAGTGCTTCACAACAACGCCCGTGAAGCCTATTTGCACGGCTGTAGCGATGAGAAAAACGATATTGTGGCAATCAGTACGTCCGGCAACCCCTGCCCCGCCTGTGCTGTCTGGGAGGGGCGTTTGCTCTCTATCAGCGGTACTGGCAAATATCCGTCTATCGAATCGGCTCGATCATCAGGATTATTTCACCCGAATTGCACTCACCGCATGGTTGCTGTTGATCCGATGATTGCCGGAGAGGATTTTGACGAAAAAGGACGGCCTAATAATGGGCTGAACAGCAAAGGCAAAGAGCAGAAAGATGATAAAGAAGCATGGCGCGAATACCGTAAAAAAGGCTCTTTAAAATCTCCAAGAACCCGTAAGATGAAAAAGTTCAAGCAGGAATTTGAAACCTATCCGGATAATCAAAAAGATTTTGAGGAAAAAATCGCAAACGGTAATTTTGAACATGCCGGCATTTTTGATTCTGAAACAGGCAAATTAGTATGGGCTAAACAGGGTACAACTAATACCGTGCCTAATATCCCGACAAATTTTGCAAGAAATAACATTGTTACCCATAATCATCCAGTTGATGCCAGTTTTTCAATGGACGATATTGCTACATTCCTGGGCAGTGGAGCGAAAGAATTGCGTATAGTTTCGCCAAGGCACACCTATTCTCTTAGCCTGGAACAATATTTATCAGCAAAAGATGTTGCGAATTTGCTTGGCAAGTGGTATGATACTTATAACGAATTACAGCAAAGATACCTAAATAACAAAGTTCCATACAAGAAATTCAAAGCTACCATTGCGCATCATGTTAATAAAAAAGTATGGAAAAATTCAGGTGTTAAATATGAAGTTAAATGAAGTCAGCAAGGAAGAACAGGAGCGTAACCTTGAAGCAATCCGAAATCTTCCGGAAATAAAAGGAAGAATAAAAATCATTGACGGGGCAGAATGCATGTCTTTAGACGATAGCCGTCATTCCTGCAAACAGTGTTATGACTGCAAGCTTTATAAGCATAGCGATATTCGCCAGCCCGTGAATCGTTCCTGCCCCAAATTCAAGTATATATCAGATGAAATTTGGACAGGCGAAGAAACCTGCCCGTATTTCACCTCTATTGATTAATCAAACGTCAAAGTCTTTTCAGCTATCTTTTTAGTATTCTGCTCGGTTTTCTTAACATGTTTTACGATGTCTTTGGTGTTCTTGGCTGTTTCTTTTGCCGGGTCTTGATTGCCGATCAGAGAAACTCTTGTTGCCAGAAAACCGCCAGTTTGAGATATGCTTCGCCGTGCTTTTAACGGGGCATCAGTCAAGGCTTTAAGATCACGCATTTTTTCACCAAGTTCTATCTGAGCTTGAGCCAAAGCATTTTCAGTTTGTGCCTTATTCTCGGCTTTTGCCTGTTCCGCTGCCTTTTTGGCTTCCGCTACACGCTGTTTCTGTAGTTCAACCTCTTTTTCTGCCAGTGAAATATTTTCCTGCCTGTCAAGCTTGCCGTCTGCAAGGAATTGGGCTTTTAATCGATTATACTCAAGGTCCCGGGATAACTCCGCTCTCTGAGCCTGTTTACGGGCTTCTTCCGCTTGGCGTTCGGCATTCAGCTTATCAGTCAGGCGTTTACGTTCTGATTCTGCCAGTTTTAAAGAGGCTTCAAGGTCTTCTTTTGATAATTCTTTCAATCTATAAAGTTCTTGCGCACGCATTTTTTGAGCATCAACAATTTCATTTATTGCTTTCAGCTCTCGTTCATAGTCGCTTAAACGGTTGTTTCTCCATTCAGCTTCTTGCTCCTCATATTCTTTATATTTTTTCTTGGTTGCTGCATTTTTAGCTTGTCTTACTTTATTTTTCCTTTCCTGATCATTTTCTTTATCAACAGCAGTCGCATTTCTGACAGCCATTTTCATTGCCCCGACTTCATCCCAAAGGGCATTAATTCTTTTGGCGTTGGCATCCTGCTTGGCTTTATTTGATTCTGAATTCATCCAGAAGAAGCCTTGAGCGCCCCAGCTTCCCAATGCTTTATTTTCCGCTTTCAGGGCTTCAATTTCAGCCATCTTCTTTTTAATGACGGCTTTGCGTTGAGCTTGAGCCTGAGCAAGCATTTTTTTATTGATCTTATCAAATGCCCCGGCCTGAATGTTCAATTTTCCTGTAGTCTTGTCAATTGATATTCCAAGATCACCGTAGCGTTTTGATAGATCATCAATAAGCTCTTTCGCTTCTGCTTTCTCATCATTACTCAGGCGTTCTGCGGTTGCCAGTCGCTTGAGCCTGTCAAGACTATCCAAGTCAGCCAAGCGTTGTTTGTTGCCTGAATCCAGCCTTTTATCTGCAAGCTCAGAGGCGTTCTTTGCTAATTCTATTTGTTCTGCGGCTGTTTGCCTTATGCTATCTCCCCAGGCATTCATTGCGGAAATAGCCAATCCCAGCACAGCCAGTATCGCCCCAATCGGATTAGCGACAATTGCGGCCCACAAAGATTTAAAACAGGCTTTGGTAAATAAAACGGCACGTCCAAGAGCATATTTTGCGGTTGCGTTAACTTTTGTAGCTATTGTATTTCTGTTGAGCGTTGCGCTTGCACGGGCAGAAGTAATATTTGCCGCTATCTGGGCGCGTCGGTATTGCCTTTCTGCACGGGTCAGACTAGCCAGGCTCTGACGGTATTTGCCAGCCGCATTCTTAAGTTTTTCTTTTTGCTCCAAGGTTGCAGTTCCGGCTTTTTTGGCTTCCGCGTATTTCTGGCGTTCAGCTTTAAAAGCGGTCTTTGCTTCCATCTTGTAGTTAACGGCTTCATCAAGAGCCCTTTTCTTATTCTGGGCACGACGAATAGCGTTTGATTTGAGGTTTTCTGCAACCTTTAATTCCTCTGCCTGCTTTGCGGCTAAAGCTTCCGCAGACATATAACCGGCATTAACAGCTGCCTCATTGACGGCATTTTTAATTTTCCCCATTATGCCGAATACTTTTTCCAATCCGTACATACTGGCAATCCATATGCCGAAGTATGCTGTAGAGCTTACCAGTGTCCCGTTCATATCTCCAAGCACATCAGTCCCCCATGAGATCAACCGGATTATCTTTGAAGCCAAAGGAATGAGGTTCTTTCCCAGTTTTGAGGCAATATCCTGTATTCGTTCACCTGCACGGCGTGAAGAGTTGGCAAATTCTTCCGCTGTTCTCGCGTAATCGCCGATAGCATTTTTTGATTGTTTGATAGCAATATCTAAAGCGGCTTGTGCTTTAGCCTGCTCTAAGGTCATCTTTTCAACTTCCATATAATGCTTGACTAAATTTTTGAATTCCGCAGATTCCTGACGAACAAGTATACCTAATGCTTTAGCCCGTTCAGTTTCTCCTACCATCAGAGCAGTCATTGCTTCCATAGCACCTTTGGCGCCGCCTTTATAATTCTGCAAAGATGTTAAATCAATTGACAGCTCTGCAGCTTGAGATGACATTTTCAATGCGGCTTCAGCACTAAATCCAAGGCCAGTTAAAATATCGCCTGCATTTCCAAGTAATTCCGCAGATTCCAGTTTTGAACGCCCGAAAGCCTTTTGCAGTCGCTTCCTTGCTTTTTCTGCTGAATCACCTATTGATTGGAATACCACCCTGAATTTGTTTTCTGCTTCTATAAGATCAGAAGCAGACTGCACCAATCCCTTGAAGAAACGATAGCCGGAATAAATACTCAACGCACCGAAAAGCGATTTCATTATACTTTTGCCGGAACGTTCGGCATCATTCTCCATCTTGCGTAGTGTCTTTTCATACTGCTTATCGTTTATATAAGTTTCGTAACCGATTCTACCTAAGTCCAAACCGTCAGACATAAAAAAGCTCCTTTTGAGATAAGCAGGGTTTGTCAATATTGACAAGAAACATCATTATCAAAAGGAGTACAGTTTCATGACTATTATTGATTTAGAGCATGCATTGATAGGTTACTTTGCTGAAAAGCTTGAGATGACCGTTGATAAAACCATATTTCGCGGAATCCTGAACGCTAAAGTAGTCGACGCGGTCGGCATACACATAGAGTCCTGTGATCCTGACAATTTCCCGTCAATCCCAATCCTGACGGTACAAATACTGGGACGGTACAAAGACCGGGACGATGCTTTGAGAATTGCCGCGAAAATAAACGCGTCCCTGCCGTATTATTCACAGAATTTGACTATCCTGAAAATCGGCTCGATAGCTACTTATCCCACTTCACACAAAGGCAAAGATGTCACAGGAGTAAGCGCTAACCTCAAAATAAAAGCGAAAACTCTCACTTGTTGACACTTCGTTTACTGATATAGAGATGGTGTAAAGCAGTTGAAACTTTTAAACATGGAGGTATAAAATGCCCGATGGTTACAATGTAGAGAATTTTTGTGATAAGCCTTGTTCGGTCAAATACAATGACGTTCTGCTTGGCGGCACTGAGGATGCGGTAAATATCACTCGTGAAAATAAATATATCGAGGTGACCTGCAATCAGGCCAAAGGCAACGTTGTAGCGAAAAAGCTCATTGAAATCAAAATGATCGTCAAAGCTAAGTTTAAAGAAATCACTCCGGCTTTGGAATTGTTGCTCGGTGCCGGCAAATCAATTACCGGTGCTGAAATTGGTGTCGATGTAATGGCGGCAGCTGAAAAGCATCCATTGGTATTGTCTGAAATCGGTGGAGATCGAATTCATACCATAAACAACGCTGTCGTAGAAAAAGCTTTTTCCTATGACGTTGACGGCACCAAAGATCATGGTATCGAGATTACTTTTGAGGCGGTTCTGAACACCTCAAATGCTGATGCTGATGTACTTTATGCGGTGACTAGCGGTGCTGCTTAATAAACTTTTTCCATTTTTAAAAAATCGGTCTATCAAAGTAATAGATCGTCGTCGCAGGGAGTTTCTTGTACCTTTGCTCCCTGCGACGTTCTATGATGAATATATTGATATTCTTGACGAAGTCGCGAAAAATCCAACTCCGCAGAGCATGGCTGCAGGTCGTAAGCGTTTACGTGCAATAATCAAAACAGTATGGCCCAGTAAAGAGTGGAAACAATTATTGTTGTTTGATTACAGCGACACCGCACATATTGCCGGAAAATTATTCTTTGGCATATCGAAACGGGTGATCCGTCATGATGATAAAGCTTCTGCTGACGGGGCATCAGGAAATATCAATTTTGAATTCATCACGGCGAAAATCGTTAATAAATTTCCATGCTATACGTTTGAAGCTTTAATGCAGGAACCTATTCCAATTTTGCTGAATCTTTTCAAGCTGGCAAACCAAGTCGGAAAATACAACGCGTGGAGTGAACTTTTTTTAGCGCATGCGGCAGCACAGCACGGTGGCAAATGCCTGGACGATCTTGAAAAAGCAACCCATGCTCTCTTTTCTACAGATGAAATTCATATGCCGGTTAAATATTCAGAAGAAGAATATCAGGCATCTTTAAAGCGAATAGAAGAATTAAAAGACAAATCCCCTGATTTTAAGATAACTTTGTGATGAAGAAAAAACTGCTTGCTAAATTCCGGATGCTTGAATTCATGAAAGCAGTCCGTCAGGACTCCCGGCCTTTGATTGTCGGGCGGCATACTAGCGCCATTACCACACGGCTTGACAGGGCAATGTATGACTATAAGAACGGCAAATCTACTTACCTGATTTGTACGGTTCCGTTCCGGCATGGTAAATCAGAAATCATTTCCCGTCATTTTCCTCCATTTTTCCTTGGTCATAATCCTGAATCTGAAATTATCCTGAGCACATACGGAGAAGAATTATCTCAAGCTATGAGCCGTGATGCCCGTAATGTATTTAAGTCTCCGGAATACAGTCAAGTTTTTCCTAGTTTAAAAATATCAAGTGAATCAGCGTCTGTTTCTACCTGGGGAATAAGAAAGCATTACGGAAAATTCCAGTCGTGTACAATCTCTGCAGGTGCTACTGGTAAAGGCGCTGATGTTTTAATTATAGATGACTATCTGCGTGGACGCTCAATTGCCGAATCAGAGACAGAGCGCAATAAGCAATGGGATAATTTCAGAGGCAATTTGATTACACGCCTTGCCCCAGTGCATATTGTCATAATACTGGCTACTCCATGGCATAGAGATGATATTATCGGCAGAATAAAAAACCGTAATGACAAAAATAGCGAGGATTATAACCCGGACTTTCCCAAATACGAAATTATGAGCTTTCCGGCGCGTGATATTAATGGTAATTATCTTTTCCCAGAACGCTTTTCTGCCGAATGGTATGAAAAGCAGTTTGCTACATTGGGCAGTTATCAAAGTGCGGCACTGTTGCAGTGTGAGCCTGTCTTGCGCGGAGGGAACATGCTTAAGGTTGATAACGTAAATATCATTGATAAATGTCCATCAGATATCCGCTATTACCGCTTTTGGGACTTGGCCTCAGGAGAAAAAGAACGCGCTAAAGCTGATCCTGACTTTACGGCTGGGGCGTTGGTTGGAGTCAGGCGTAAAAATAACCTCTGGCAACTATTCATCAAAGATTTGGCATTTTGTCAAAAAGAAGCCTTGGAGCGTAATAATCTTATTTTGAAAACTACCGATAGAGACGGTTCCAGCGTCCGTATAGGGGTGGAAAGTGCCGGAGGGTATAAAGACACCTATACGATTTTAAAAAGCATCTTAGAGGGACGGCGTATAGTTGATAAGGTCACTGTAAGTTCTGATAAAGTATCACGTGCCGGAGAAATGGAGCCTTTATTTGAAGTCGGTAATGTTTTCATGGAACGCGCCTGGTGGAATAAAGCAGCCTTAGAGCAGTTAAGGGAATTCCCCAGTGGTGCGCATGATGACTTTGTAGATGCAATCTCAGGTGGCTTTATCATGAGCCGTAAACGTTATACATTCTTAAAACGGACTATCACAGTATCATGAAAAAAGTCTATAAAATCTTAGAAAACAATACCTATAATATTCCTGTAACAATATTTATAGGCAGTTATAAAGAATGTGAGGCATATCGCAAAAGAGTGTTTCAACTGCCTCCGTCAAAACAGTGTTTTTATGCCGGATATAGCGAATTGTTAGAAGAAGCCAAAACAGCTGAATGTTTAGGTTTTATTTGGATGCCTGAATACAATCATTCTATTTCTAATATGGGTACACTGTCTCATGAGTGCTTACATATTGCAATGCGAATATTGCAGGTATGCAATATACAAATAACCTTTGACAATCATGAAGCTCTTGCATACCTGCACGGACACATTTTTGAAGAAGCTTTGGCGGCTCTTTTGGCAAAAAAATAAGTTACCTTACTGCACCTGCTTTGTGATAAAATCAATTATATCCTTTATCTTGTCATCAGGTACGGACTCGATCAATTCTTGAAGTTTCAGGCGTTCCTGGTTTGTCTTAATATTTGATTCATTAAAATCCAGTACTTTTGCAACCTTGACTGCTGCTTTATCTGAAATGTGGGTATAATGTGCCGTCATTGCTGGACTGCCGTGACCGACGTTCCCTTGAATAATGGCAGCTGGTGTTCCACGTTCAGCATGTAGGGAAACGTATGTATGCCGCAAACTGTGAAATCCGACTTCTACAACCGCACGTTTGCCTGTTCCCGGTCCGGTTCCCTCACGATGACATTGTATACCACAATTTTCAAAATGTCGTTGAATACGCCTTGTTATCCTTGGACGCGTAGAAAGAGACTTGTACAGTTCAGCATATTCCGGTATTATATAGCCATTACGCTTTTCCGCTGGTATCTCTGCCAACTGATTATACAGAGCACTTGGCAATCCAATAACCACAGGTTTTGAAGTACTCCTGCTTGCTGTTTTATTGGGAACGCGCCGGATCACGCGCCTGACCAGATCAACCTCTGACCATTTCAAGGTACAGCAATCACCAAGACGTAAGCCAGTAAAAGTACCTAAGCTTAATAATAAAGTTAAATCACCGGTTGCAGCTTGTAGTATATTGTAGAGTTCCTCTATCGTTAATTCTCGCCTTGACTGCGTTTTTAGCTTTCTGCGCTTTATTTTCGCAAAAGGATTTTTAATAATTTTGGCTGTTTCTTCCAGTGTGTCAAAAAGGAGCCTTAAAAATCCAATATGCTTATTAAATGTTCCTGGAGATTTCCCTGCCTCAATTATACTGGTCGCGTATTTGCTGGCTATATCTGCAGTAATGTCTTTCAAATAAGCTAAGTCAGAATAATTATTTTTAACCCATTTAAAAAAGGCAGAATAATATAAGCCGTAATCTTGCATGGTACGCTCTCCGCTATCTGGCCTGTTTGACGCAGACTCGTAAGCACTCCATGCATCACTCAGTTTTAATACTGGCTCTAAATCCTTTTCAGCTTTTTCAATACGCTTTGTTAAATCATCTAAGCTATGTGCAATTTGCTGTACAGTCTCTTGCTTTTCCTTTAAAGCCAGCGGATTTAGTAAATCATGCAAGAGTTTGTTTGCGGTTGCTTTGCTAGTTGTAGGGTTGCCGTCATTATCACGGAGTAAGCGCCGAGTCGTTTTACCATTGATTGTGTATTCAGCGAAATAATTTTTTGATTTACCGCGCAGGTAAATTCTGCCTTTTGTTACCCTTGCCATGATAAACTCTTCTTATTAAAATTAATTGTATTCTTTTTGACAAATATAGTATATTTTTAACAACAAACAATATAATATATAAAATTCTTGATACATTCTTGATACACACAAGCATTTTTGAACTTAAAATAATGCTCTTAAAATCCGTTTCCCTTGTGGAGTGTGGGTTCGAGTCCCACCCCGGGTACCATTTTATTTTTTATTCATGTCTCTTACCAGTAAGTAATTATGATGCATATCCCCTTGTGTCAAAAGGATATACGAATTTCAGTATTTTCCGGCAGGCCTTTAAGAAAAGCTATTAATCCGCTGTTTTCTCTCTGTTTGAGACGATTCTCTCTAAAATAACTGGTAGCCACCAGTTAATTTCAGCAAGCCAAATTAAGCCTCTTAGTGTTTTATTGCCAACGTCTTATGAGCACAGAAGGCATTTAAAAGCCTTTCCCGGTTTGTTGAACGGTAAGTTGGACTGGGGTAAAAACAGGCAAAAAACTGTGTTTTTTCGAACTTTTTCCAGGAGTTACTGCGAGAGGTTAGCATTTTTACAGGAAGTTGTTTTTAAGGTTTTTCTCGTTTGATTTATGACTATTTTCAAATCTTCAGGCTTAAATCTATTCTGAATCTGTTTAATCATTCTCAAAATAGATAGCGATGGCTCTAATCTCGATTTTTTAGAAATGCTTCATATTCTTCATATAGCTTCCAAGCATCATTACATGCTTTTAAATCAATTTCGCGAGGGACAAAAGAGTTATTGACAAAATATAAATAATCTGGATCATTTTTTTTCCAGTAATACTCTCCTTTTGACATGCATTCTTTTAGCATCTTTAGTTCGCGAACATAAAGATTGAATAAAAAAACAAATGATTCTTTTGCCCAAAAATTAGGCCACTGACTAACAAGTAAATTCTGCCAGTAATTTTCATTCCATATGCGTACTCCTATTTTGTTATTATGAGCGTCTTTGCCTGCAAATTCATTTCCCAATATTTTAGGGTAGTATAAGAGCTCTTTAGATATATCCAAAAATGTTCTTATTATTCCCATATCAAATTCAGACGTAGGGTCAGAGCCAACCACCCAAGTCAGTTGCTCAATAAGCGCCGGAAGAAAATCAATTGCCCTCTTATGACAGTTTTTTTCTTCATTCCCTGTGGGAGCATATGCAAATGCTTTAGTCAATACAGGGATAATTTCATCGGTGAAATAATAAGGTAAAAATGATATAGTTTTTGTTTTGCTGGGATCGTCAGATATAAGGCTATGGGCCTGTCTTCTTATTGGTTTGGTCATATATATCTTTTCAGTTTTTAAATCAACCAAAAACACTATGACATTTATATTTTTACTTATTTCAGCCCAATACTCCAAGGTGCTCTGCTTTATCCCTCTACATATGGGACAGTCGTCTTTTTTGATATAGATGTTTTCTGTAGACTTTAACTGGCACTTTATTATTTTTCCTGTAACATTTTGTTTATCAACAAACTCGAATTCGAAATCGACACCATAGTCATTATCGGTCTGGCGTCTTATAATCCCCAAATGGTTGCCGACTTTGTTTTCGAAAACAGTGAAGGATAACTGTTGATTATGATGTGGTATGGGTCTTTTGGGCATTGTCATATAAAGTAATCCATTAAGGCAAATCTATTATTTTATTGCAAAACTATTATCATCTGACAGAAATAAAAATGATCTTCAATTTTACAAATCCGTAGGCTGAATTTCTGTACCTATCTCAGAAAAGCTTGTATTTGAATTAAAAAAAACTGATACCTGTTTGGCAAATAATTCAATGTCTGCATTTTTTCCTCTAAGTATGCATTCCCATACTACCATTACCCTCCAACCCATATCCATCAGTATTTCGATATTACGCTTGTCTCTGTTAACGTTCTCCTGAAATTTAGAAATCCAGAAATCCCTGCGTGATCCTGGAGTAGTAGTTAACCGGCAACCATGACGATGCCAGAAACAACCATGGATAAAGATAACTGTATGATATTTTGATAAAACTATGTCTGGTTTTCCAGGAAGGTCTTTTTTGTGAAGCCGATATCGGTAGCCATTTGCCCAGAGCCATCTGCGCACAATCATTTCTGGAAGAGTGTTCTTCCCCCGGATTCTGGACATATTAAAACTACGTTGTTCCGGAGAATGAACATCCATTATTTAGAGTTCCCAGTTTGTACAGCAGAAGAATTGATGAAATGATCAAAGTCTATATCCGGTTGGCCCTGGCGAGCGTAATATACGGAAAAACGTGCAATCATATCTTTTACAAAAGATGGCGATACCTGGAGAGATGGACATTCAAATCTTTCTGTTAACTCGTCTTTTGATAGCGTGAAAATTTTTCTGAAATTCAGAAAACCACCGTCAAAGAAATCTGTTTCAGGAAGCCAGTGATAATAATAAGACTTGTTGTTTTTATATGCTTTTTCCAAATCTTTTCTCTGGCTGTTGCTGAGTCCGGTTGGTGGATGCTTTGGAAACAATAAAGATTGAGAATCTATTTCCACAAGCAGAATTCTATCCGTATTGCATTCTCCGGTATCACGAACAACAAGATCACAGACCGGATTCATAACCACAAAAAAAATATTGCTGCTTTTTTCTTTCACAATACTGCCGGTTCTGATTTCCGAATCAAGAGGGGGAGCCAGATAAACTTCTTCGGGAAAGTAACGGCTTCCATCATAATCAAGAAGCTGAAGCAAATGACTAAGTGCATGACGTAAAAGAGCTTTTTCAGTTCGATCGGGATATTTTTCCCCATATTCTATCCATTTTTTTCGATATTGTTCAGGAAGCAGATTTTTTTTGAAAACATTATCCAGAGTTTCTTCAATTTTTCCACGGCCTCCCATGATGCGTGTAAGTCCAGTGTTGTGAATTTTCCAGAAATGTTCCATGATGTCAACATACCCTGCGCCAGGATCACCTTTTTTGAATATTCCGATATATGCAAAGTCAAGGTCGGCAGCATCTGGAGTTCCGGTAAGAATTGCCATTGGAATACGCAAGTGCGATTCTGCAATTCGATTAACCACCTGATTTCCCTCATTACCTTGATCTGCAAGTTTAAGATCAATTATTGCGGCATCAAAAGAATTATCCAGTTTTATGAATGCCTCATCAACATTTCTGCTCTCAACGAGATCAATAGTACATGATTTTTCTTGCTGAAAATCTTCAATGCATGCACGACACAATTTGATATCTTCTTCGCTATCCTCTACAAGCATTAATTTGAAGTCATTCATATATTACTCCTCGGGTTGAAGTCTGAAATAAGCACCCGCATCAGCCTCAAATGCTTTCAGTTCCAACCCATTTCTCGTTGCAGCTTCTCCGGCAATAGCCAGCCCTAATCCCGTACCAGAAGGCTTAGTTGAAAATTGTGGTTCAAAAATTACTTCACTATTAATCAGTGATGGTTCAATACCAGGACCGGTATCACGATAGTCAACGTACAAAAGAGCATCATTATCGGTTACTATTTCAATCATGATTTGCCGCTTCTCAATCTCTTTTTCATTCATCCAATAAATACTGTTGTCAATTAGATTTGTGAAAATTGCCTGGATATCTTGTCGCCATGTTGAAAACATGAAGTTATCTGGTCCATTAACTATTGCCTCCACATTATGTGTTTTCATTTCTTCTGCGAAGACACAAAGTGAATCCAAAATCATTTTTTTCAGGTTAATTGGTTTTTTTGCGGTACGCTTACCTGCAGCTAAAGGATCCAGTCGACCAAAAAGAGCAACAAAAATTTCTGAATTATTCCCGATACCTTCCGATATTTCCCGAATATCAATAGCGGTATTTATATTCTGTTCTTTCTGAAACGCCTGAACTTTTTTATGAATGCGTGGAATCTGATTTCTGAAATAACTAAGAGGGCGCCTGCCTTCATGCAATATAACGTTAATAATTTTTCCGAGGGTTGCCTGTCCCTGATAGATGGCCACAGCCTGTCTGATTTCTTCGGCTGCTTTGTTTTTATCTTCGGCATCCCGGCTAATGATGTTGATGATTTCATCAGCCGTTTCTCTATTGACTCCGCCTCTGGTAAGTCTGGACCGAATATTACGTTTCAAATCATCAAAGGAAAATAACCTTTCAAGTTCTCGTTCAACTTTAAGCACAGGCCGGCTGAGCCCGGCTTTTTTTCTGTAATCGAAACGTCGCTCTTCAAGTTTTGAGATTACTGTTTTAGTTATTTCTTTCAGCCTGGCAAAGGCATTGTTTTCACGAAGCCCATCCCGCGCACTTTTTTCTACTAGACCCGACAGCTCATCTGACTGAATCTGTACATATCCGATAGCCTGATTACTACCTATACGTAATGAAGGGTTCTGAACACGTTGCTCATTAAGTTTCAGCCAGTCAAAATCTGCATCTCCGAGCGGTCGGATGCGAAATCCGTTCCGATAAACGCCGATACCGTTGTATTCATTAAGAAGTTGCCTGGCCTGGAGCTTCCCGACATAGTTCCCCGATTCGTCTTTAAGACCACGCCCAATAAGAGATTCAATAGCTTCCTTCTCGCGGTCATATACCCGGATATCAAAAAACAATTCCCCGCAACCAGTGGCTACTCCGGCATCAAACTGGATTTTTTCGTCAGATGTGTTGCGTGCTTTTTGTAATGAATATGTCAATGTACCTTTACCATCGACATCTATTTTTCCAAATATTCGGTAATCAAAAAGATCAAAAATCGGATAAGGCTCGATGGTTTCAGCAATGTCCTGTACATTGGGAAACCCATAAATTTCCAGATTGATGCAAAACTCATCATCATTATCCTGTGTATCGCTTATAGCTGCATTTACAGGTGATATCAGCTTTTTCAGTTCAAAACGAAGCTTGTTGAATTGGTTTTGATCCCATTCTGCAAGAAATTCACTATCACCAGTCATGGTTAGCTTAGTACCAGAAGGTTCTGAGCCCCTAGCCGTTTCAATCAATATTTCCACGTTATCCAGATATTCGGCTGCCTCAAAGGTACTCCATTCAACCAAAGCCATGGTTTTTTCCCCTTCTGGAGAGACTGTTTCCAGAAGGAGATCAGAGCCCAGAATAGAAGCGGCATATCGCCCCACACCTTTCCGCCCCTGCATAATTCTGCCGGAGGGACTTACCCGCCGATCAAGCTTGTCGCGTGTAGAAGGTACCATCCATTTGTGGATAACGGTATCCCGAGACATACCATGCCCCCGGTCAGAAATGATAATAGAATAACCACTACTATCAGGTTTTGCTTGAAATATAATGTTAACTTCCGGAGAATCAGCATCATAAGCATTTTTAACCAACTCTACTACAGCAGCATAACAATCCTGAATCAAATCTCGACCAATAGTCAGAATATGTCGCCCCGCCGGTCGTATTTTATAAGTACCACTTGAACTCACAACCATCCCTCCTTTAATTTTTCTGCAATTTTCCGAGCCAGAAGAACAGGTACAGCATTGCCAATCTGACGAAACACGGGAGTTCGCCCTGGAGATTCATTACTGCTTTCAAAGCAATAGTCATCAGGGAATGTTTGCAATCGTGCCGCTTCTCTGGGGGTGATAGAACGGTTCTGATTTATATCCGGATGGATATAATAGTGTCCGTCTTTAGCAATATGTGCGACCACAGTATGAGAAAACGGCAAATCAGATGCAACAACTTTGAATCTGTCAACAAATGAATTTCTGTGACGATGTGTTTTCAATCGATCTGGTAACAAATTATAATCAAGTCGGCTCTTCTTTTTGTTCCAGAGCTCGACTGCAATTCGGTATATTTCAAGATCCTGATCGGTATTGGATCTTGACTGATGCCATGTAACCGGGAGTTTTTCATTCCGGATTCCAGCCTTAATCTGCCATGTTCCGTTATATCTTCCAACACGACAGGGGCCCGGACTTCCTTCTCCTGCAGCAATAACGGGGAGGTCCTGAAATATTTCACGAACTTTTACATCTGGATTCCATTTATCTGGATTCGGATAAAATCCCGTAGTTTTGCCTTTTTTCCCTACAAGAATAATTCTTTTCCTGCTTTGCAGAACACCATAATTTTCTGCAGAAAGCGTCTTAAATTCAGTTTCATAACCACACTTATGAAAGAGATTCCTCATAGAGGTAAGATAAAGACAACCGTTTTCGTCCTTGGCGGAAAAAAGACCAGTTACATTTTCAAAGACAAAATACGATGGTTGATAGCGTTTCAGAAATTCGGCATAATAAATATAAAGATAGTTCCGTTTGTCGCCTTTCATCCGGTTCTGGTCTCGTGACCTGCCAACAATAGAATAGGCCTGGCAGGGAGGCCCCCCGACAATCAGGTCAAGCTTTCGATTTTTCAACATGGCATCAACCTGTCGGAAAATCTCCGACAATGTTTTTGCCCCGATCTCAGCGTTAATGACCGAACCAATAACATCTTCAGGAATTTGCTCATAAAATTCATGGCGAGACAGAGCACCATTCAGATAATCAGCATATAATTCTGTTCGTTTTTGAGTATTCAGCCAATGATAAGCCATGCGGGTCCGCAGAGTAAAACAGGCCGCCCGATCCGATTCAACATGTGCAACTGGAGTGAACCCGGCTCGGATAAAGCCTTCAGACAACCCGCCGGCTCCGGCAAACAAATCAAGAAAGTTCAATTCCTGATTCATAAAATAATCTCCGTTCTTTGCTTATTTGCCGGATGCGATTCGTTGGCATATACAAAACAGCCAGCAAATATAAAATCACTGTAAGCTCCGGAAAACACCTTTATTTGAATTACTGTTCTCATTAATTTCCAGTTATTTCGCATGAGTATCTCCAGCCTTTACCGCTGCCCCTCCTGCTTTAATCCATTCATCTACCTCGTTTTTTTTGAACTTCCAGAGACGTCCCATACGATGAGCCGGCATATTGTGTTTATCAATCCATTTATATACCGTATCGTTACTTACACCGAGGTACTTGCAGATTTCGGTTATTGATAACCAGCGATCTTCCATTTCATTCATTTTATGCCCCGTTGGCGCTTGAATATTACTCAAAATGGTTAAAAAACAGAATAAAAGATAACTTAATCTTTCAATCTGAAATTTTACTTAAAATATATGCAAGGAATACACTAAGTCAAACGATCTTTGCCGATTTAAACCGATTATTTTCTAATATGCCGATTAATATACTTCTGGCTTATTGCCTTCTATAAACTTTGAAAGATATCTTTTGTAAAGCTTTTCAATTTTATCCAATGTATAAAATGTTGCTTTTTTAGTCAGGATAATTTTTTCGCGATTAAATCGCCAATAACTAGGTCTTCGTCAGCCGTTAGCGGTCCATATGGCGAATCAAAGTCGGGAAGATTCCGGCAATATGAAAAAAACTCATCCCTGATTCGTTTATCTTTGAAATAATAGCGATTTGCTTCCCCTTGTCCATTGTTGTGAACGGTTGCAACAAAAACTCCATTGATATACAGATGGGCTGAAAAACAAAGCGTTTCATCACTGTTTGCTTCAATAATTTCAATTTTATTCAAATTTACTTTCATATTTTCCTTCGCATCCAAACCTTTCATGGCTTGCTCATAACAATATAGCTCATCATCGGCAAGTTCTCCAGCTTCAGAACGGCGAAAAGCTTCTTCCGCAAACACCTTTAATTCTTCGGGCCAGCCTCCGTCGGGATTTTGATATTCGTCAGGATGCAATCCTGGGTTGAGAAAGGCTATCGCTTTCCATGCGTTTAGAAAAGTCTCTTTGTCGAGGCTTTTCAATTCATCAAATTTCAATGCGTCCTTAAGGATTTGTTTTTTGTTATGCATGTTGCACCTCCTGTTTTAATCCGAATATTTTTTCTTGTTCCTCCCATTCAATCGGAATATTCCCGTAAAGCCGTTCCAGCGTCATGCCGTCGGGCATTTTATTTTCGACGATCATCTTCTGGATTTTCGGGGATAAATTTAGCAGGTTGAGCGTTTTTACTACCATTGACTGATCGAGGCCGAGGTCTTCGGCCAGACGGGTGCGTGTGGAATATTTACCTGCTTCAATCATCGCCATCAGCCGGTATGCCTGCGCCAGTTTTTTCGCCACAGCATTGGATTCGTCTTTTTCCGGTTCGTCATTTTCCAGTTCATCCGGCATCATGATGAGCTTGCGTCCGTTCCAGCGTTTGACCAGCATCGGAATCGTCAGTTGAATAGTGTCCTGCCCAACAGGCGTGACTGCCGTAATTTCCGGTTCGGATTTTAAATCCCGGATCATAGATTTGAGACCATGGTGTTTGATGTCCATGACTATTCGGTCCTTATATAGCGTGATTTTGTTGATAAGCAGATGCGCCAGTTTATAGCGTTCCACCGGAAACAGCTCCTCCCAGACTGCTTCAATCGAACTGCAGGTTTCCGCCAGGTCACGGGTGGAATAAATTTCCTTCAGAGAGTTGAGTTCGCTTTTTACCCCATCCAACTCCTGATTGAGCTTGTTAAACTCTTCCCTCAAGGTGATAATATCGCCCCCAGACTGCAGTTGGTCGCGGATTACCTGTTGTGCCTTTTCCAATTCAGCTTGTCGCTCCAGTAGCTCCTTGCTCTGCTCTTCCTCCCGTTCTCGTAGTAACTCAAAGAGTTTCATCAGGATAGCCGGATTTTTAAAGAGATAGTTGAGTTGCCGGAGAATAATTTTATCGATGTCCCCGGCGGCAAAACGTCGCAGTGGGCATTCATGTTCGGCACGGTTATTGTCTTTAATGCAGATGTAATACATATAACGGCGGTTTTTCTTTTTAGTATAGGTTATCCCGAACGCGCCGCCGCAGTAACCGCAAACCATCAATCCTTTGAACGGAGAATCAATGGGGTTCCTCTTGGCGCCGGGTTTGAGCGGACGGTTTTCCTGTAACAAATCCTGTACCTGGTCCCAAAGCGGCTTGTCGATAATCGCATCCTGTTCACCGGGGTAGGTTTTCTCTTTATGCGGAACCATACCGATGTAGAGCGGATTACTCAGAATTCGGTAGAGCGCCTTGGAAGTCAGTTTAGCGCCGGGATGAAATTTGCCTTTCTGCGAGGTCCAGCTTTTGGTGCGCGCTCCTTTCTCGTTCATAATCCGGGCGACTTCACGACCGGAACCGAGTTTTGCGTACAGTTTGAAAATTTCCCTGATGACTTTCGCTTCCTTAGGATTAATCACAAGTTTCTTATCATCAACATCATAACCCAACACCGGGCCGCCACCGCAATATTTTCCGCGCCGTTTTTTTCCGGCAACGCTGTCCAGAATTCTCTCCCCAATAATTTCCCGCTCATACTGCCCGAAGGCCATCAGAATATTGAGCATCATGCGGCCTGAAGAGGTCGAAGTATTGATGTCCTGGGTGACGGAAACGAAGCTGACATTGTGCTTTTCAAAAAACTCCGCCAGATTCATAAAATCCAGCAGAGAACGCGATAGACGATCCATTTTGTAAATTACCAGAATATCTATTCCGCCAGCTTTTATATCTTCCATCAGGCGTTTCAATGCAGGGCGTTCGGTATTGCCGCCGGAGTAGCCGCCGTCATCGTAATGCACAGGGAGCAATCGCCAGCCGTTGTGCTTCTGACTTTTGATAAAATTTTCAGCGGATTCCCGCTGCGCATCCAAAGAATTGAATTCCTCTTCCAACCCCTTATCGGTACTCTTCCTCGTATAAATAACGCAACGTTTGATTTTTGCTTCAGATGATTCAGACATATTAACCTCGTTTCTTATGTTTTTTTGAAGGCAGCCCCCACCATTTGCGGCCGTTCCACTGGGTGCCGGTGATCGCTTTGGCAATGGCCGACAGCGAACGGTACATCTGCCCGTTATATTCAAATCCGTCTTCCCGTACGATGGTTTCATAGAGTTTACCTTTCCATTCTCGGGTAAAACGGGTGCCGGGCAGGATTTTGCCGTCGACTTCGACTTGTGATTTAGTTTTTTTCCCTTCGGCCTTGGCGGCTATTTCGTCCAGTTTTTCCCTGACCGGCTCATCCAGCCCTCCGTAAAAAAGTTCCTGGACGCGATACGCTAACCGGCGTTCCAGAAAAGCCCGGCGAAATCTTGGCGGTTCGGAACCGTAAAGATCACGCCATTTGTCGTCGAGTTCACCGCGCGTCATTTTCTTTAAAGCAGTTAACTGGCGCAGGACGGAGGTTCTGTTCCTGTCATCTGTCATCGTTTATCCTCCGGTTTGATCATGAAACTTTTATAGGCACCAGTCATATAGAATTGATTCAAGTCCAAACCCATCAATTGGGATTCGGCATCTCCCGGCCATAAACCGGTCCAGCGAGCGAATTGCGGGTCATGCCCCTCACAGGTGCAACCGAGCCGTTGAAGCCCGCAGACGCTGCAGCGTTCGATATCACAGCCGTCATGATGAGGTTGTCCGGGAGCAACGTCACAGTCGGGGCAGTTTCTTAATTTTTCTTTAGCCATTTGTTATGCCTCCTTTTCAAACTTAAGTTCTTTGGGCGGCCAGATTCCGTCCGGCAAATAACGGGCGGAAAAGTGAATTTCATACATGACATAAGCCCATGCGGCGATAATTGAGCCGCCCGTTTTTCTGGCGGGAATCAGCACCCGGTCATAATAGAAAGGCGTCCCTTCGAGTTTGTCGATTGGCGGGATATCCCGTTCAGGGTCAGCAAAGGTTATGAGTTCGCCGTAAACGGTATTCCAGCCGTCATGGATTTTGAATTCAAAGTCCATGTCGTTGTTTTCCTGATACTGTTCCTGCGCTGACTCGAAAGCGTCCTTTATTCCCGTCAGAAGTATGCTGTCATTCGGCACCTGCAAGCCAGGATAGCCGGGCGGTAACTGGTAGAGTTTGCCGCAGACGGTTGCCGGTTCGACGCTTATTGCGTTTCGGCAATAATGGTGATTGGGAAAGTCTTTCTTGAGCGTACCATAGCAGAATATAGAAATGTTAATCATTGCTTTTTCCTCCTTTCCTGAGGGATGAACCTCAATGGATATGCTTTTGGGGTTATGAGATTTTCGACATTGAAAACGATGCAGGTCATGGGAGCCAGATTTAACTTGAGCCAGTTTTTATCGCCTCGCAGGGCTGCCATGATATGAGTGGTTTCGGATGAATAAATAATTGCGTTCAGTTTCGGATTGTAAAACAGGCTCAAAGGGCGGTTGCCTTTGAGAACCATTACCTGTTCCGGGACTATGTACGAGGCGAGAACCGCCGCCAGTTGTCCCCGGCAGTGCTTCAGGTAATTCAGAAAATTCCCGATTTGAAGCCTGCCTTCCGGGGCGCATTTATTGGCCAGCCGCACGATAAGTTCGCTGTCGACTTCGGCGAAACGCGTCAGCCGGAATTTTCTGAACAACGCGTCGGCGTTGAATATCGTGCCGTTGACGGTGCCGAGACAGCTTCCCGACCTGATGGGATGAGCGTTTTCCGCTTTTTCAATATCGCCGACCGTGGCAAAACGGGTATGCCCCATGATCAGCGTCGTGTTTTCCTTCAATGAATCCATAAATTCACCATATTCGGGAAGTTTCACAAACTCCGATGCTTCAAGCGGGCGTTTCAGCAACTGGTAACCGCAGTCGCTGTTAATCACCGCGACTCCGGCGGCGTGATGGCCCCGCTTTTGATTCAGCAAAAGAAGCCGCTGAAATACCTCCCTGAAATATTTCAGGTCATCGGGAGAGCGTTCCCGGCTCCCGATTATTATTCCGCATTGTCCGCACATGGTTTTGTCTCCCTTGTTTCGCAGTTCGGCCTGCCGTTAAAAATTATTCCGGCATATTCACGCCGATGACTGTCAATCCACCCGGCAACCTCGGTTTCGCCCATTTGCCCGGCGAGTCCGGCAACTACCGGAGCGTCCAGCATGTTGGTCGCGCCGGACTGCCGGATCGTTTCCAGCACTTCCATCAGGTTCGCCGGATAGTGGTCATCCTCGGGCAGGAAGGAAATGAATCCTTGTTCCGCGAGCTTGGTTAAAAATTCGGTTGCGTCAAGCTCGGTCGCTTCGCCTTCGGGCAGGATTTTGGCAAGGATATTGTCGATGTACTGCCTTGCCGTCATGTCCGCCGTGAACGGCGACTGGAGCTTCATCGCTTCGATTACCTCATAGGCGTCCGCTCCCGAAATAACCTTTCCGGTTTCGGAAAGCGGTTTGCCGTTAAGAGTCGTCTGGTGCATCTGCAGTTTAATCATGGTTTTACCTCCGTTTGGGGGCTTTTTCCCCCGGTTTATGTTTATGCTTCAGCCCGTTGCGGACGGCCATTTTTCCAAGCCGAATCGCCGGGCATGTTGGCTAAAAGGTGTTTGCGGGCGTTCTTGAAAGTGTCTCCGATAAAACCGAGGCTCAGGAGAATCACCCTGAAATCGTATTTTGCGCTGGCGGGGTTAAAATCCTTTTTCCGGCTGGATGCCGCCTTGGAATTCAGGGCTTTTGCCGCGAGGGCAAGGCTTAGGAAAAGGTAGCTCTTGATTTTTCCGGCGTGGAGGGTACTTTCAAACGCTCTGAACTCAACGGTGTTGGCATAAAAGGCGTTGTGCAGGTTTAAAATGTGGTAGCGTTCATGCTGGTAATGAGTCGGGCGCGTGTTGTGGTGACCGTAAAGCGCCCGGTTGAGTTCATCCATGGTTTTGGGTTTCTGGCGGTCGAGGCGTCTGATGAAGCCTTCGTCCATCCGACGGGTGTAATTCGCCAACCTTGATTCCCGGATGCCGAGGGCGTGGATGAAAAGCTCTTCGTTTTTGTAAATCATTTTGGCGAGGTTGCCGAGCTTTTTCGCATCGAAAGGAGCACTTTCAACGTGGATATGAATACCGCAACATGAATGACAGCGGGCCTTGGCTTTCCGCAGGGCCCTGATGACTTCCTGCAGTTGCGGAATGTCTTCAAAGGTCATTACCGGGCTGACGACTTCCGACTGGAGGTGCGATGGAACGGTTACCAGTGAAGCATCCCTGACAACTTTCCATTTGCGCCCTCTCAGGTCGGTAACGCTGTAACAGTCGTAAGCTCCGCCTTCGTGGGCGATGGTTCCGCCGACTACGCTTTGTACTGCTTCGGCTGCTTTGCGGCGTTCGATTTTTACCGTTTCGATTTCGATGCCCCATTTTAAATCCTGCATGTTCATCTTTCAATCTCCTTTTGTTGTTAAGCCGTTAACATTCAACATCTTATCTTATTCTGTGTACAGTATAAACGATGTGTTGCGATATAGCAAGCTGTGTAAGTTGTTTATTTTAAACTATTTGCATTGTTTTTAAATATCTTTTAAATAACGCCGGAACAGGGGATTTCAGCGGAAATAAAAGGGCGGGAAATTAAACCCGCCCTGATAGAAAATGGGGATTAATATTGTTTTTATTCAGCCTGCGTAAGAGTAAACATCCCTTTGCCCGTCTTTTGAAAACGCGGATTTTCCTTCAGGGATATCTCTCTATTCAAGGCTGCTGATAAGGAATTAGCCGGGGTCAAGCCCCTGCCGGATTTCCAAAGTTCCGCTTCTTCCATGGCAACGATGAGTTCCTTTGCAGACATCGGATACGATGCTCCTTTCAGGATTTCCGCCGCCGCGTCCAGCATGGAAAGTTTGCTTTTGGGAGCGGACTGCTGAGGCTTGGGTTCTTCCGGCTGTTCAAGGCACTTGACGAATCTTTCGCTGCTGTTGACCGGGAAAACTCTCCCTGAAGCGGATGCGACCTGCCAGCCGCGTTCGGTTTTTTCCGTTACGGTGACTTCGATTTCATTTCTGCCGACTTTCACGGCATACTTTTTTCCGACGATGATTTCGTTTGCGTTCATTTTTTTCCGTGCTCCTTTATAAGTTGGTTTATATAATTTTTTGAGTTGAATTCGGTGCATTTGCCTTCCGCGACCAGCATGCCGGTAAACATCTCGCGCAGCATTCGGCTAACCCGTTCCTGATCGATTATATCCGCCCAGTTCTCCCATTCCTCGGCGGCACTGTCCGCTTCTCCGTTTAGTTCCGACATCAGGTAATGGATGATCCGGTTTTCCTCTAATAATGCTTCGTTGGTGTTCATGATTGCAACTCCTTTTCAATTTGTTCACGCATCAACTCTTCGTCGCGGGCGTTCCTGAGGAAGATCAGGACTTCCAGCATCTTTTCCTTTGCATGTCCGAGATCGCCAACCCGTCCCCAGCTCGGGTTATCGTTGCTTCGTTTTTTGAGTTCGGCTCCTATCAGATTCAAAAGTTTTTCATTTTCCTTTTTCAGTCTGGCGTGTTCGTTTTTTGCCGTCTTTGTCATTTTTCCGTCCTCCCTGTTTATTTGCCGATGTAAAAATTAACGATTTCTTCGTCGGTGAAGGTTCTTCCGGCTGGCAAAGTGCCTTCGGCTTGATCCCGGTCCCAGATTTTGAGGATTTCGGCGTTGGTGTAACCCTTGCCGCTCAGGTGGGCATAATCCGCTTCAGTGTACTGTTTGTGGGCTTTGATCTTCCGGCTTGCCGTGTTATTCGCGTTCATCTTTCAATCTCCTTATCTTGTTGAGGTTCAATGCTTTATCTTAATCTATGTACAGTATAAAGCATTAATGCGACAATAGCAAGTCGTAAAGCATTAATAATCAACTAATTAAGCGTTTTTAACGCATCTACGGAATTAATGCCTTGAGCACGCAAAATGACCGGGATTTTCAGTTTGCAAGAAGGTGGGAGCACGGCAGAAATTCTACCGTACTCCCGATGCGCGGAGCGCCTTTCACATTCCCTGGCGGGTCCTTAACGGTGTCGTATAGTTGTCTCCGGTATCGCAACTATGCAAATCAGTATTTGAACTTAATTCAAAGTATTTTTTTAATTTTTATCTGATGTTCGGATTTTGCCGATCAACTGTTTGGATTTGGGGCTTTGGATGGTGTTGAGGACTTGCCTGGTCTGCGGATTCCAGCCGAGCTCCTTGATAGCCTCAGCGGAACGGATTGAATCTTTGAGGGCTTCATCAGTGGATTTCAGTTCATCGGAAGTTTTGAACAGATGTTTCTGGGCGATGACGTACTTCCACAGGAAATAGAGCATCCCGAAACTGAATACCGCAATGCCGATGGTCAGGGCTATCCACGGATAGGCGATCATGGTGTAGCTGACTCCGACCAGCGTCGCACCGATAGCCAGGAGTTGGATGCCCAGCCCGCTCATGCCCGCCTGGCTGCCGAACACGATCACCGCAATTCCGGCGATTATCAAGAGGCAGCCGCCTGAAAGCATCCATAAAAATATGGTGGTAATCCGGCGTTTCTGGTCGTTTTCGTATTCTATCAATTTGTCTTCGACCTTTTTGACGTAGATGTCGATTTGCAAGTTTTTCTGTGCTTTTTGCAACAATGACGCTGATACGGTTTTCAGCTTGAAGGTTTCTTTTTCGACCTGCCGATCGTCGCTGAGGCCGTCGATCTTTTCCGCCGATTCGGAAACCTGTTTGGCTTCCTGTTCAAGCCGCAAATCGATTTCAGGGCGTGAGCGCAAAGTTTCGGTAGTCCAGGAACTGCGGCAGCCGGTTAGAATGAATGCCAGCGAAACGATAATAAACAGATTTTTCATAAAAAATTACTCCGTTAAAGGTTCAAGATTATCTGCCGGGGAAGCGCCGTCCCAGAGGAACTCGCGCCTCGTGGCGGGATCAAACATGACTAAAAATTTTCCGGCCGGAACGGTAATACCACTGTCGCCATTAACGCCTTCCGCGCCGTTGATGACGCTAAACACAAGCGTGCCGGTTTCGCTCCAGACGCCGTTGGATGATTTTTCCTCGAGGTAAATGGTGTGGTTTCCGGTGGGAAGCTGGAACATCTGCAGTGCCCGGAGGTCAGTGGTTTCCTCGCTCCACGGCCCTGAATTTACATGATAACGGAAAGTTCCGGTCCCGCAGAAGCCTCCGGTTATCATATGGTAGAAATCTCCGATATCCTGCGGAGTGATTTCCTCCGGAGCAGGATCACAGGCCAGTTTCCAGTCGCCCCAACTGCCCTGATCATGAACCGCGTAAATCCACAGTCCGCCGTTTTCACCGGTGGCGACTTCCTCCCAGGCATGCTCGTAATCGTGCTTAGCGATGAATGTCGACAGATCAGGGTAATAGACCGAATCATACATATTGCCCTCGCGCCAGGGCACGTTCAGACGATAGGTGGTGTTCGGCAGTAGCTTGACGGCGCAGAAACTGCCGCTTGCCGAAGTGTCGGTGTTGGTAATGTAAATGACTCCGGCTTCGGGATAGCCGTCCAGCGGCTCTTCCTGCGACTTGTCCCAGAATACCGGCGTCTGCAGACTTGTGCCGTTGAAGTCCAAACTGTAGCCGACTCCGCTCCAATTGAAGGCGACGTTGCGGCCGCCGTCGCTTTCGGTTATACCATCGGCAGCGGCAATGTTCGGAGCGGTCAGGAGATGGCAGTCTATCGCCATCTCGACTTCCGGTGACCACAGGCCGTTGTCCAGCAACTCGGAGATTTTGACGCTGTAGGAACTGCCAAGACTTACCGGCAATGTAAAAACATCTGTTCCCTGAGCAAGTTCGACGTAATTCCCGCCGTTGACCTGGTAACGGCAGATTCCCATGCCCAGCGGAATCACGTTGAACGTCCCGTTTGCCCAGGCTGGCGTTCCCGAAAGCGACATATCGCCCATCATGCCGATATACCAGGTTCCGGTCGCCCAGGTGTCGGGAGCGGTCTGGTCGTTGGCGTAAAGATAACTTTCGTAGTAGTCGTACATATTGGCATCGTCATTGAAATAATCCTGCATAGTGACCAGCCAGCGGGTGAACTTTACCGAATACCACAGGTAATAATCGCCGTTGTGATAACAGGATGCGCCGTTTTTCGCTCCGCAGTTGACGAACAACCCGCTAATGCCGAGAGCGTCCCGGCTCAGCCCGGATAAGAGCTTCGAATCATAGGACGGGAAAGTAAACTCGACGTCGATAGCACCGAGGTCGGTCGCCATGGCGGTAAACCGCGGCTTGAGCTGAATATTGCCGCTGCTGAAAACGACATTAAATGCACACTCGGCAATGTCGCTGTAAGTTTCGTCGAGGAGTTTTTCCCGGACGTAAAAAGTGTGATTCGAGCCGTCGGCCAGATTTTCAACTATATATTCGGATGTTTCGGCATCAACATTCCAAGCTTCTTCATCAAGCTTATAACTGAAAAATCCGGTCCCGGCATTAGTGGTTACTACGGTTGGCATGGTGTCGATGGTCACCTGCGGCTCCTGCCAATATACCTCATCGAAAAGTCCGAGGCCGGTATAATAGATCAGGAGATCACAAGACCAGGGATCGACTGTGGTAATATCGCCGGTATACTCGCAGAAATAAATGCTGGTATCGCCCCATTCCGAATAATAAATCACGATATACATGTCGGAATCTCCCTGGTTTTGATAGTATTCCCGCAGGTTGTTGTACTGATCCCTGGCGTCAGTTAAAAATTCATAAACACCATTGATATTCGCAACCGAACAATCAGTCAATGTAAAAGTATTATGAACTCCTGACACCCACTTAAAATACTGTTTGATCGAAGTCGCTGTCGCAACTTGTATATTAAATATCGGAGCATTCATCAGATAATTATCCTCCCCGGCTGGAGGTTGAGTAATACGGTAGCGGCGTCGATAACCCGGCCGACTTTCTGGACGATTTCACCGGAGACGGTTGGAGCTGTGCCAGTAAAACTGCCGTTGACGCCGAGGAAGAGTTCACTGTCCGCGTCGATTCCGGTTTCCAGTGTGACAATGCCGCCTTGCGTCAGTACCGCGTTTCCGCCGGAAAGCGCGGTGACGCAGGCGTCCGCGGCATGACTCGACAGACCGGCTGGAAGGCAGGTCAAGGTTCCGGCAACATCGGCAAGGTAGACCAGCATCCCGGCGGTCACCCCGGCTCCGGTGGCACAAACAATGCCGGAAGTTTCGGCCGATGCGCTTCCCAGTGACCCGGTATTGCCGCCGGAATCCTTGTATTTCCACACATAGGAGCCATCGGGCTGCCGTTCCGGAAAGACCAGCAGCGTTCCTTCTTTCACCCCTGCCGCATCGAAATCAGCCTGGGTTTTTACTTTCAAAATCTGCATTACATTTTCCTTATTTTATGAAGAGATAGCTTTTGACGATGGAGTACTGTCCCATGAATATCGCGGCGTGCGAGCCGTCGGGCGCGGCATGATAGCCGAGCAGACTTTCACCGATATTTTGAACGTTAATTTCAGAATAAGCGGCCTCCTGGACAAGCTGATATTCCCCGTCGGCCAGATTAAAATAAGCGTAGGCGCCTTTGGAGGTGTAGACCATGCTGCCGTCGCCGCCGAACCTGACCAGCGGAAAGAGCCCGGCATAATTGCCGTATGCCTTGTAAAGATGGAATTCCCGGTTGAGTTCCCAAGCGTTACCGACCCGTTTCTGAACTTGCAGAATAACATAATTAGTGCCGGTAATCGGCGAATCCTCGGTCGAACGCATCGGCCGGATCAGCGTGTCTCCGCTGCCGCCGCCGATCCCGGCGGTAAAGTCGGAGCGTTCGATAAAGCTCCATGAGCCGTTCTGCTTCATGAAGATGTCGCAGGTCTGCCCGTAAACATCAAGGCCGCACAGGGCCATGCCGTTATGAAAATTTATCTTGTAACCGTAGTTGAAATGGGTCGCCTCGGTTTTCGCGTAAACCTGATTCCAGGTGGCCGCGTCCTGCCGCTCGAAAATGCGGAACGCTCCTCGAATACTTGAACTGCCGGAAGTGCAGCCGACCGCCAGTTCGCTGCCGTAGAGGATCGCGCCGGAACCGAAGCCGTCGTCATTGCTGTTTTCCAGCGTCGCCGTGGAAACAAACTCTCCGGCCGCCTCGCTGAATTCATAGAGATAGATTTTCTTATTTGTCTGATGCCCGACGGCGAGGATATTTCCAGACAGTGAAATCTGCGGTGTGCAGTATCCGATAGTTTGAAAAGATAAATCCTGAATATGCTCCAGCGTCCGGAACGGCCAGTTGATCCGGTAAATGGAAAGCGTCGAAGTGGAACCGGTATAACTCCACGGAAAGAAAGCCGCGAAATTCTCGTTTACCGCGCCGTTGACCGCGTTGATTGTTTCAGGGTAACTGCGGTTCTGGATCATGGTAAAACCGGCAAAATCATTTCTCTGTCCGGAATTGACATGCCGCATCAATTTGTAAATATTCATCAGCAGTACACCTCGCTTTTGCCATCGTAACAGATTTTGCCGTTGACTTTTGAAAAGGCTATTTTGTAAATGCCGGTATTGCCGGAATCCAGAATCAGGATGTTCCCGAATATTTCCGAGGCGAACTCGAAAGTCTGCCCGGCGGCGTTGTCGAGCTGCAGGATAAATCCCTGGCCTTCCTCCAGATTGCCGATTGCGCCGTAAGCCAGCGTTGCCGCGCCGGAAAGAGCGCCGTATTGCGTGTCGCCATTGGCGATATTCAGCGAAATAGCCCCAGTCAGCCCGGTTCCCAGGTTATAGGCGGCGGCCTTGGTTTGTTTGCCGTCCAACTCTGTCTGCAGTCCGGTTACATCCGAAACGGCATGGCCGTGGTCGACCGCGGAATAAACTCCATTGTGATTATGTCCGGTCAACGCGTATTCACTGTGAGAGTGGCCGATTGCGGAATAGGCATTGTCATGATTGTGATCAACTGCCGCCTTGTAGTCCAAGGTATTTTGCAAACCGGTAATTTCATCAATGGCGTGGCTGTGTCCGATTACGGAATAGACTCCATCATGGTTATGCCCAGTCAAGGCGTATTCATTGTGGCTGTGGTCAATCGCAGCATAAACAGCATCGTGGTTGTGGTCGACGGCCGCTTTGGCCGCCAGGGCGGTTTGCATTCTCGCCGGAAACAGCACCGCTACCCCGGTTAATGAGGCATACTGGACGTCGCCGCCGAGGATCGATACCGCCGTGCCGCAGGCGATGTCTTTGTTAGTGGCTACCGTTGACAGGAAGTTGTAAGTCGTGATACCGTCAGCGCCGTTATCGCAGGAAATCCCTCCGCCGGTGGAAGTGTTGTACACCAGGCAGCTTACCATGGAGAGCAGTCCCCCGGTGGAGCTTACCGCATAACCACCGGAGGCAACGTTAAAGGCGCAGTCGTTGAAATACATACAGCAGGCGGCGGAAATAACCGTATTGAAGCTGGTATTGAACGCCCGGAGCGGATAAGCCGCAGTCATGGTTATATTAAACGTTGTGGCTCCTGAAATATAACACCCGTCAAAATCCGTCGCTCCGTCCAGGTTCAGCGTCGCCCCCATGAAGCGGCAATAATGAAACATCGGCGAGTTGCCGTTGACGCCCACATTCACGGTATTAAAAAACATGAGGTTATGGATATAGCAGCCTTCGCCGATATTGATCGCCGCGCCTGAAACAGTCGAGTAGGCCCCGTAAACCACGCTGTCCGCGTAAAGATTGATTTCATCGGTTTCTGCATAAGTTCCCTTGGCGATAAAATATGACACCGGTTCCTGGTGCGCGGCGGAAGCGGCGGCGATGGTTTTATAAGGATAAGCAAGCGAGCCGTCTTCAGTATAGTTGTCGGTACGGTTGCCGTCGATATACACTGCCGTAGTCGGAACCAGCAGCGCCTTATCCAGCTTGGACTCGATGACGGTTTGGAAATCAGTGATTTCAGAAGTGGTGTGATTGTGAGTGATATCGGCGAAATATCCGGTCAGAAAATTCTTCAGGTCGGCAAGTGTGGCGTAGAGATTCACCGCGCCGTTGCGGATGAAGAACATCATCTGGGACAGCAGCGTATCCGGGCGGCCGTACTCGGCGTTCAAATCCTCGGCCACGGCCCCGACATCGGAATGGTCCAGAACAATATTAGTCCCGGATTTGCCGTTGACGCTTTCCACGCCGGTACCGATAGTTCCGGTATTGTTTTCTGGGTCTTTGCAGCGCCAGAGATAGGAGCCATCGACCTGCCGTTCCGGGAAAACCAGCAATGATCCCTCCGGAACTTCGGCGGTCTCAAACTCGGTGATGGTTTTGACTTCCAGTATTTGCATATTAAAATTCCTTTATTAAGTAATGTTGCAGAGATATTTAAGGTCAGTATTTTTATATTTCAGTCCAAAAACACCCAAAAGTAAATACAGATAAAAAAGCACTTGTGCTTAGTCGGTTGAAACACTCCAGCCCCTGCTGATCAGCGTGGCTTTGTCGGTGATTCCCTGTCCGGTGGGCGGCGCCGGAGGGTCCTGGCTTGCCGCGGAATAACTCATAGTGAAAGCGTCCACATTGCTCGCGACCAGTTTCGCCAGGTGCGCGTTAATCGTCGCCGAACTCAGGTGATTGCCCTGGCACCACAGAAACTCCAGTTTGGAATTGTTGCTTATGTTGAGACTGGACAAGCCCATGGAGTCGCACCACAGGCTTTTCAATTCCGGATTATGATTTACGTCAATACTTGTAATTCCTGTACACAGCGAGCAGTCAAAGTATTGCAGAAGCGTTTGCGCGCTGATATTGATTGAGGTCAGATTATAACACTGTCGGCACGCCAAATGCAGTAATGCCGTATGGGCGCTCAAATCAATAGACGCTATCGGAGTTTCCGCAAATCCGAGCTCGATCAATCCCGTATGGGCGCTTATATCCACATTACTTATATTGTTGCGTCCGTAATCAAGCTGCGTTAACGCCGGATTGCCGGATATATTCAGCGAGCTTAAATTATTATCAAAGCAATTGAGTTCCGTCAACGCGGCGCAAGTGCTGATATTAAGCGAACCTATTTGATTGAAGTAACATTGCAGCTCCGTCAACGCCGTACAGCCGGTGACATTCAGCGAGGATATCTTGCAGGAAAAACATTTCAAGATTGCTAGGGCCGTACAGCCGCTGACGTTAAGCGTTGCCAGCAATGACGATCCCCAGCAGTCCAGGTAGGTCAGAGCGGTAAAATTACTTAAGTCAAGCGACGTCAACTTGCGGGCGCTGGATATTTCCAGCCGTTCCAGCGTGGTTTTGCAGCTGTCACTGATAATGAGCGAGCCTAATTCAAAATTATTGACACATTTTAGAGTTACCAGGTTAACATTCTGACTTAAATCCAGCGCGGTCAGTCGGTTGTAGCCGCAGTCCAGATAGGTCAGTTCCGTATACTCGGCCACATTTATATTTTTAAAATTACTCCTGCACTGAAGATAGGTTATCTGGGCATTGGCGGTTCCGCTGAACTTGATGCCCCTGACTTTTTCCGTGCCGTAATCGTGCGATACGGAAACGGAATTTCCAGTCATCGCAAAGTCCTCCGCGGGAGTGCCGTCACCCCAGTCAACCGTGAGGACTGTACCGGATGGAGCCTTGACGGTAAAAGCGGCAGTGGATTTGTCCGTAATAAACTGGACGTTCACATTTTCACGGTGCGTCCGGTATTTGTTTATCAATTTCAATGGATTCATCAGTCGAGAGCTCCTTGAATTAACCAGTTATCAGCAGATAAAACCCGGACGGATACCCCGCAGTATTGAGTAAGAATATTTACAGTCGCCCCGGCCGTGCCGTTGATCGTTGCCGTTGCGTCACAGACAATGGAAGTCTCTCCGGCTCCCATTCTGTCAATGGCGAAAACCGTGTCGGCTTCAAAAGGAGTATTCGCGTATAACGGCAGATTCACGGTATTGGCGGCGGCGTTGTTCATTTCGATTATCTTCCCGGCATCGGCAAGAACAGGCGTGTAGACGGTTCCAGTCTGGCGGTTGACCCGGACTTTTTCCCCGTTCACATAGGAAAGAAAATCAGCTTCGGTTCCGCTGTTTCCGGCAGCGATCCACAAGTCATAAGCCGAATCTCCAGTATCGCCTTTTTCGCCCTGAGCTCCGGTTTCGCCCTGGATTCCTTGAATCCCCTGAATCCCTTGTAAACCTTGCTCGCCCTGAAGCCCTTGTTCACCTTGCGGTCCAACCGGACCGATATCGCCCTGAATGCCTTGTTCACCTTGAATCCCCTGTTCGCCTTGGGGCCCTTGCGTTCCGGTATCACCAGTATCGCCTTTGTCCCCTTTGTCGCCTTTCAGCATCGCGATCTGTTCCTGAGTCAGGTTTTCGAACTCCACCGTTCCGTCGATGCCGGGGTCTCCCTGATCGCCTTTATCCCCTTTATCACCTCCGGCAAGCACCAGCTGCCACGTTCCGGAAATGACGGAAATATTCTTCATCGTCATGATCCCGGACAAATCCACCGTCGTCGAATTGCCGGTGTAGCTGACGGCGTTTTGCGGCAACTGCCATTGATCTCCATTCTCGTCGGTGATCGCGACGATGTTCATAAGGGCGTTTACGGTGAGAATTTCCCCGGCCAGATCGCCCTGGCTAAAATCATGCCGCGCCCCCTGGACTCTGAGCCAGTTGAGGTAATCATCAGGAGTTCCGGTATTGCCGGCGTCAAGCCAGACCTGATAAGTGGAATCACCCTGCACACCTTGAATCCCCTGGATTCCCTGTTCACCCTGCGGTCCCGGCGGCCCGATGTCTCCGGTATCGCCTTTGTCGCCTTTTTCACCTTTGAGGGACTCTAGCTGTTCCGGAGTCAGTTCCTCGAACTCAACCGTTCCGTCTGCTCCGGGAGCGCCATCGTCACCCTTTTCCCCTTTATCCCCGCCGCCGAGGATCAGCTGCCAGGTTCCGGCAATTTCGGTGATGTCTTTCATCGCCATAATCCCCGCCAACTTCACCATGGTCGAATTGATTCCGTAGCTGACGGCGTTCTGGGGGAGCTGCCATTGGGTTCCGCCGTCATCGGCAATTGCAACGATGTTCAGGAGCGCATCAATTGTGAGAATTTTATTCTCCAGATCATTCTGAGTGAACTCATGGCGGCTCCCGTCATGCACCCGAAGCCAGTTGAGGTAATCGCTCTCGCTTCCGGTGTTGCCGGCGGAAAGCCACATCTGGTATAAACTTTCCCCGGAAATCCCCTGTGCGAAACGGATTCTCCCGCCGTTTGACACATCGCTCTGCCCGAAATAAATAACGGTTTGATTGTTGCCGTATTCGGTCTGGATCATTACCGGGCTGTCGGGATCGCCGGTCTTGACCGCGAGGCCATTACCCATAGCGTCGTAGAGCTCGATCTGGGCGATAGTTTTGACGCCTTCAATTACCAGCGAACCTCCGAATACATCATCCGCCGTAAACACGAAATCCGGCTCTACCACGGCGTTTTCGCCCCGATCTCCCTGATCGCCTTTATCTCCCTTGTCGCCTTTTTCTCCCTGAATCCCCTGAATGCCGCCGGGCGCCGGATTGCTCCAATCGGCAAACTCATCACTGAGCTTGAGATAGATATGGTTGTTGTCGGTATCGAGGTAAGTGAAGCCGCGCTCCGCGTCGTCGTAGATGCTTTTATTGTCAAGCGTCCCGGCCATGTCGATTTTAACGCCGTCTCCCTTTTCACCGGGATCGCCTTTATCTCCCTGGTCTCCCTTGTCGCCTTTCGCTCCGGTATCGCCGGGCAAACCCCGGTCGCCGGTGTCCCCTTTGTCGCCCTTTTCACCTAGCGGCCCCTGCGGTCCAATATCCCCGGTGTCCCCCTTGTCACCTTTTTCGCCCTGGGACTGAATAATCGGGAACGCTGGCGACCAGTCGCCGGAAGCATCAGAGAGTTTGAAATAAATGGCAGACTCCTCGGGTACGCCGTAAACAAAACCTTTGAGTTCATCGTCGTAATCGTCACGTTCCGCCAGCGTACCGGAAGCGGACGGCACCAGATTGTTGCCGTCCTTGCCTTTTGGAATGCCGTAGCCCTCGCTCCATTCACCCTCCGGAAAGCGCGAACGGAAATACACATCATCATCAGTCTGGACTTCGTGCCACTCTTCGTTGTCCTCGGAAAACTGGTAGTCAAGAGACTGCTGAATGTAGGCTTTCGTCTGCTCAGTAGTCCAGTAGTTGCCTTCGCCGACTGGAGTCGGTGAACCCATCCCGGCATTGCCGCGGCGGTTGCGTACCGGCAGATCAAACTGCAATACAAAAGCGGGCTTAATACGTCCGGCGGCAAAGCCGCAAAGTTCGAGTCCGAGCGTAACATCGTCTTTGCCGGAAATAGCTTCATTGAGTTCGACGGTGTCGGTTTCCAGTAACGGGATACGGATTTCCGTATAGGCTTTTTCCTCGTCGGTACCGGCATTCAGTATCCCGGAAACCACCGTTATATTTTCGTTATCCGCCCGGAGCTTAGGAACGGTGGCCGTGTTCCAGTCGTTGTCCAGCAGGCAGTCCCAGGAAACGAAAGAACTCAATTGCTCAAACGGATAGGCGTCGGAGTCCCGCAGTACCCGCAAACACAAAAGCGCCTCCACCCCGCGGGTGATTGCCTTGCTGACGGAAGTCGATTGCCCGTACTCGTCGACGATCTCCCCGACCGTTGAATCGGCTTTGACATACAGGATTATTTGTTGTAAATCTTCAAACATTGTTTTCCTCTTTGAATTCGAAATTAAAGCTCAACTGATTGATGTATTCCCTGGTCCATATGAGCCAGGATTCATTGCCGGCGGAGCGTTCAACCAGCCGGGATGTGGGGTAAAATTCATTGATGTAGGCGACGAAATTATCGTAGGCGGGTTGGATAGTGCTCATGCCCATGGAACCTGACGTATCGACGAATAGTCCGATGGTGTACTTCGTCGCGGAATACTGCGATTTCAGCGCGTTCAATGCCATGACAAACGGCGACATGGAACTGCACGGATCGCGCTCGCAGGAATAGTACAAAACATTCGACGGCCTGCCGGAACTTCCGAAAATCTGCCCCGAGTTACTGCCGCCGGGCTGGATAACCGCCGTATAAAAACCGATGGCTTCCTCGAACATCGCTTTGTGTTCGTCATAGGTGTTCTCTGAAGTGTAGCCGGACTCTGCTTCATCAATCCAGGTGATCGAAATGATATCCTCTTTTTTACGGAGGTAATTGACGATCCTGAACATCTGCTTGAGCCACTTTGCCGAAAGAAAATACGGGTTCGGTTCCAGGCGTTCATCCTCCTCCAGCGCCGCCAGTAAGTCGGCCTCGTTCCACAGTCTGGCGTCGTCTTTCGTCCAGTTGCGGAACCATGGAATCAGCTCGGTTACCGCATTATGCATCCGGCGTTCCATGACCTTGTAATCCTCGTTCGGATTAAATTTCTCTACCATCGGCCTCAACGCTGACGGCATTTCATCAGCTACCATTTCCGGGAGCAGGTATTCGATCCTTTCCCGGATTGCCTCGTACATTTCATAGCCCTTGACCGACGGCATTGCCAGTATTGGCAGGTTGCTCCAGTCGCTCCATCTGGTTGGTTTCTTAATCATTTATTAATCAGTGTTTTCCTTGATTTTTATAGATTTTCATATATAGTTTGGTATCTCACGAAGTGTATTAATCCATGGAGGACAAAATGAGCCACAACCCAATTGGAACAGCTACAATAAACGGAACAACAACGAGTATCAGAAAATACGACAATGGATTTTTTGTTGTCGAAATGGATGGGGATGTCTACTATTCTGAAAAAACAATCGAAGAATTAACTGATAAACTAGATGAAGCAAATATAAAATATACCATCTTTAAAACTCCTTAATTTCTCAAGAATACCTGTTGTTGTAGATGATGCCGTTATTCCAGATCTGGACGATCTCGCCCATGGCATTTTCCTCGGAATTCCATTTAACCACGCCAAGGAGCGCGGTGAATTTATCGGCGGTAAATTCCGGAAACGAGCTTTGTGCTTTTATCTCGGTAGTCCACTCCTCTTCAGCGTAATCCGCTTCGAAAACGATGTAGGATTCACCGCTTATTGAGAACGTTTTTTCCGGAACGCTTATCTTGTCGATTCCCGACACAAAAATGCCGCAAATGCCGCCGTCCAGCGTATCGCTGCCGTCAACCACCTTGATGGAGTTTTCATTATCCTCGTCGGCGGTCAGCCGGAAAAAGCCGCTGTAGTTGTTGCCGCCGGAACCGCCCCCGCCAAGCTGCAATAGCGTCCATTTTTCGCCGGTGCCTGATTCCTTCCAGAGGATTCTGCCGATGCCGATGCTGGTTGAAACCATCCCGGTGGCGGAGAGTTTCGCGTACTTGTGCGACTCGTTGCCGATATTGATCTTTACCGGAGTAATCCCCTGAAGCAGCGCCTTGCCGAGCTTTGCCGATTCCAACGGAACCTGCAGGATGGCGAACGGCTTGTCCTTATTGTCGGCGGAGACTTTTTTCCCGGAAAACACCGGGACGCGGCTTTTGAATTCCTGCTCTTTTTCGTCATTGTCCGGCTGGATTATCAGGTCGCCCAGTACCACCGGAGAAAACTGCTCCAACAGTCCGCCGCTGTCGTTACTGACCAGAACGATCCCGCTTTTTGCATTGCTGCGCAGCGCCTCGGAACCCACACTCATTTGAGTGTTTTTATAATGGTTCGCAGCGTCGATAAACGAGTTCCAGGTGTTGGCCTTGACCTTGAATTTTTCGCCGGTCGAAACTTTATTCATAATGTTACCTATCTCCCGATTCCCAACTTGCCTAAATCCTTACGCTCATAAACTTTTTCGACATAGGCGGCTATCGGTTTCTTGACCAGGGTTTTCTTGTCCTTGACGTCATCGGCATAGCGCACCCACAAGTAGTCCCAGCCCTTTTTATCGGTGACGGTCAGATCGCCGACCTTGATATTTTTGCGGTTGGCCGACATCGCGAATTTGTAGGTGACCTCCCAGAGGTCGCTGCGGGAATCACCGCGCCGCGAACCGGTCGCCCCCAGGAACAGCACCTCGCCTTCGGAATAGCCCTTGAACGAACCGTCATTGACTTTCCCGGTCAGTTCCCCGAGATTTTTCTTGTACCTGGTCGTTACCTTGCTCGGCTTTAAATAATGGGTTTCGGAAAAATTCATCACCGGCATAGTGACGTCGACGCCCTTGACGTCTTCTCCGTCATAACCGATTGCCCCGTTGTAATCCGGCGCGGTGGACGGATATTTCGCGACAGTTTTCAGCGACTGCGTCAAATGTTGAGTGCCGCCGCCGGTGTCGAATGAATAAACCGGGTCAGGCTCCTCATTACCGGACAGGGTATTTTCGTCGAATCCGGCCTTGTACTGCGCCGTGACCTTAAAAACATTCGAGCTGATCCGTTCATCGATCTCGATGGATTCCAGGGGAATGCCGTTGTACATGATCGGCACATTGCCCAGCGCGAACGCAATCGCCGCATCCTCGTCTTCGACTTCAAAAACGAAATACGGGATTTCGGCGGTCGTATAGTTGCCGTCATTGTCGATAGCCTGGGTCCGGTCAAAAAACGCCGGTTCGATTCGTGCTTCCATAATTCACCTTTATTCAAAAGCCAGTTCACTGGAGCTATTTTCCTTCAGGAGCTGGTTGGTTTTGCGGGTATTCTTTTTGATATCCTCGGTCGCCGTCGCGGTACGCTCAGCGGCGGTGCCGGACGATAATGACCGGGTAGCCTGAGCGTAAAACGAACCCTGCACCTGGACTTTGGCCTGCGCAGCGGAAACCGCGCCGCCGGCATTCTTCAGCTTGTCCATCGCGTTTTTCACCGGACCGCCGTCCGCTTTTTTTGTGTCCGTGGACTTGCTTTTCGCCTCGGAAATCGCCGCCTGCCATTCTTTCCTGGCGTCGGTCAATGCCTGCCGGGATTTGACCAGTTCATCGGCATACTGCGCGTTATGCTCTCTCATATCTTCCGCCATCTGCTGCCCGATGGCGTCCTGTTCGATCTGCCGGCGCTGCTCGATTTGGGATTTCTGCTTTTGCGAATCCTTGTCGATCTGGTTATAGGCGGCGTCTTCTCCGGCATTTTTCTTTGCCGCTTCCGCATCGATTTTTTTCTGCTCTGCCTCAACATCGATGGAGTCGTCAAACATGCCCTTGACGTCAAGCCATTTTTTTGCGAGCCAGGCGAAGGTGCTGTTCCAGGCTTTCATGATCGCCCCGGTAAAACCGATCCAGAACTTTTTCAGGAAGCCGACCACACTCACCCAGGCGGATTTGAGACTCGCCCATGAATCGGTGATGATGCTCAGCGCCCCATAGAAAGTTTCCAGCGTCGCGGTCATGAATGCCTGTTTGAAGCTGATCCAGTAAGCCAGAAGCACACTTATCCCTTTCTGCCAGGCGACCTGCAGACTCAGCCAGAGTATCCGCGCCGCCAACGCATAATCCCCGGAGGAGAGCGCCGCCTTGATACCGTCAAACGCCGTACAGGCAAACTGTTTGAGTTGCGCGAATTTCGCCCCGAACCAGTCGATGACCTTGCCGATGACGCCGCTTTGGATGAGGAACGTCGCCCCTACCGCGGCCACCGCCGCCGCAACCAGCCACCAGACGGAAATGCTGAAAGTCAGTATCGAAATAACGCCTCCAATAATGCCGGCGAAAAAACTGATTGTCCCGGTAACTGCTGAGACGATTGTCAGTAATCCGCCGATGGCGAACGACAAAGTTCCGGCAATCGCCCCCAGCGTCAGCAGTCCGCCCGCGATCAGCGCGACAATCCCGACGACCTTTGCCGCCGTTACCACCAGTTTTTTATTCTGCTTGATGAACGTGATAATCGAAGTAATCACCCGCATAAACACATCCGCCGCCTTGCGCAGATCATCCGCCAGGGCTTCGCCGATCACCGACAGAGCCAGCATTCCGGCCTGTTTGAGCCGGGCAAAAGACATGGAGAGAGTGTTCGCCATTTTGGCATACGCTTCCTCGGTAGCACCGGCACGATTCTTCATGGTTTCCACATCAGATGCGAAACCTTCCATATTCCGCAGTGCCGGGAGCACGCCGCGCAACGCCCGGATGTTCGGAAAAAGCTTGCTGACCGCATCCGGCGGCAGTTTGCTGATTTTCCGGAAAATACCTTCCAGACCTTCGGACTTGATCGCCGCCGAGCTCATTTCGAAGCCGAGGGTTTTGGCATAGGCCGCCGCCTCATCCGTCGGTTTTAGGAAGGTTGAAATAATCGCGTTCAAGGCGGTAACGGCGTTCTCGGTTTTGACCCCGTTCCGGGTCATAGTCGCAATCGCAGCGCCGAGTTCCTCCAGGGGTACCCCGGCGCTGGCGGCAGTGGTCGCAACCATACCGATTGAAGGAGCCAATTCAGCAAACGTAGTTTTACCTTTTCGAACTGTCTGGAACATCAAATCGGAAACACTCTGGGCATAATCCGCACTTAATCCATAAGAATTCAGGATGGTGGTGATCGCGTCAGCCGCTATCCCGGTATCGGTAAGCCCAGCCTTTGCGGCCTTGGCCGATACCGCCAGCACGTCCAGCGCCTTGGCAGGGTCGATAGACGCCGAAAGGATATCATACAGACCTTTTGCCAAGGTGTCAGTGCCTTCGCC